AAACTTAAATCATTATTTCAATCTACTTTCCGTGCTAGATATATTAAGTTGACAGCCTCTAGTGTATCAGGATGGAATGGTGGGTATATTTCAATGACCGAATTTGAGGTTTATTCTGATTTTGTAAACGTCGCACTAAGTAAAACAGTAACAGGAACTAACATCTCTTCATTTAATGGGCAGCCAGCTTCAATTTTAGTTGATGGTGATACTGGGGGTTTCTCTTATTTTAATAACACAAATATTCTAGGTGAAGTAGTCATTGACTTAGGCGCAGAATATGATATTACCCATGTAACAGCTCATGGTTATTTCGATATTCGTACAAAGATATCTCACAGTATTGATGGCATTACATACCAATTACTTACGGACATAAAGGGTGTTGCTGGTGGCCCAAATGAAGCAATATCATACTCACAATTACAAAAAGACATTGAAAATTCAAGGGTATCTTATGATTGGGGAAATCATGCTGCCGCTGGCTACTTGACATCAGAAATTTCAGAGTGGGAAGAAAATACTTATGAATACGCTGTACCATACCCTCATAATGGAATAGGTAGTAAGGGAATAGATACTAATGGAGGTTATTCAAGTAAGACACAAATAATTTCGACAAATAGCAGCGTAGATAATAATGTAGAACACGTTATTAGGTGGGATAATGGTACAGGAGATATTGACCTTAATATTCCATTAGCGGTAAACTTTAAAGACCGCATAATAACAATCTCGAATAGAAATTCAGACTCTTCTATTCGGTATATTAATCTTACTGGAGAAAGCGTCTATCACTCCCTAGGCTTAACAATCGATAAACTAACATCTGCAAAGTTCGCAGACAGCGCAAGTGGTGGGGCATTTCCTGATAGATTTAGTTCTATCACTATCAAGTCGATAAATACTGACGGTCTGCATTGGGTATGGGTGATCGTCAACTCTAATGGTAATCAATAAAATACAAATCAACAGTTATGATTTGATAATACACTTTAAATAAAATAAAATAAAATGCAAGAAGATATAAACATAACAGAGGATGTTTTGCCAACTCCTAATGTGATAAAATTTTACGGCAACGAATTAATCACCCTTAACCTTAAAAGAAAGGATGTTTTTTTTATAGGACAAACTATCTCAAAATACCCTCTTGATAGTGTTGCAAAGTTCGTGAATATAATTAGGGATACTTTTAGTAAGACTGATGATATAAACGAAGTGTTTCTAAATACTTTTATTCCACTTACAATCACCGTAGATATGTTATTTGATGTACATAAAAAATTAGGGTGTGAACAAGAATTTTATTATTCTGATTTTAATTTAAGTATCGGGGCAGTTTTAACTGAAACAATTACTAATCTTTTTTCTACTAATGTAGAACTTGCTACTTATTTATTAGAATACTTTACTGGTAAGAAAAATGAAATAGAGGACAATAAAAATTTATTAATCAATCAATACCTTTCAAAATGGTTTTATTAAAGAATATTGCATTAACGATAATAGCGATCCTGCTATTTTTCCCATTAACTTTCATCAATCTAATTTTAGTATTGTTTGTTGGGAGGAAAACTTTTTATGAAACTATTTGTGGGTATTTTTTCAGCACGGCGTTAAACATCGACAAGTTTGCTTGTCGAGAGTTTAGAACTCTTTGGAATCGTTGTTTAGTCAAAACAAGTTTCTATCATTCATTTGGTTATAATGATGAAACTATTTCTTATTGTTTAGGAATTAACAAAACTTTAAATACTCTTTCTAAAACAGGTATTTTTTTATGTGCTGTTTTAAATTTTTTAGACAAAAATCATGTAGAGAAAGCTGTTATTATACATAATAATAATGTTAAAAATAAGCAATAATTTTTTATTCTGTTTATTTTTCGTATATTATTGTATCATAATCTGTACTGTATGAATTAATTTTAAAAGATGCAAAATATTACAAGTTTACAAATTGCGGCTGTTATTATTGTGTCTATAATTGGTTTTGCATTTAGATTAGGTCTTGAGTATTATAATAAAAAAGAGGTTTTACCAGGAGGCACTAAGATTTTTTTTATGTTTATATTTAGTATAGGCGCAGCTTTTTTGATGTTCTTATATACTTTAGATAAAGATATTAAATTATCTATAAATTTAATACTTATATGGGCAGCATCTTTTTTTGGTAGTGTAGTTATAGTTGGTTTAGGTTCTATAAAAAGTGAATTTTTTGCAGAATTTTTTAAAGATTTTATCCGTAAATGGGCAAACAATAAAGTAAATGGAGAAAGCACAACACCTCTCACAGACGGAGAGACTGAAAACTATGAAGAAATGCCAAAAGATGTCGGTAGTGACACAGGCTCTAACGAGTAGTTTAACTATTGTTGGAATACTCGGTATATTACTTTTGTTAGTAAGTTTTGTAATAACTGATAATTTTTACTTATCAATTTTTACACAATTTTTAGCCATTATATCAATGTCTGTTTTATTTCTTGTAACTTTTTTTTCTATAAAAAAGGATGCTAGTATAAGTGTGTCTATGTTACTTCTTTTTATGGGTAGTGGTGGAAGGCTTATAACTTTAATAAAAGAATTATTTCTTGATCAAATTATGGATAAACCTGTCTTATATAACGTAACTTCGGTTCTAATTGCTCTAGGTATAATTTCTTTTATAAATGTTAAATGCTCTAAAAATGAAAGTAATAAGTAATATTAAATTAAATTGGATAAATATAACAGGCGCAATAGTTTTACTCTCTTTTTTGTTTATGTCTATAACGGCTATAATTAATAATTTTTTTCCTACTAAATTAACTGAACCACTTTCTACAGAGAACTTTATAAAGCTAAACAGTTCTAGATATATGTATGAGGATAGTTTAGATTTGTCAAGAAAAAAAGAATTAGAAGATACTTTTTTTAGTATTGTAGAAAGAATAAGAGTAAAAGATAGTTTTAAATATAACTTTTATACAATAAAGCAAATACAATATGAGAAAGATATTAATACTTCTAATAACACCCCTGCTAGTATCATTGTACAGCAATGGGAGCGAGACTATGCCAATAGATAGTTCTAAATACACATTTGTTAGAAATACTACTATTACTAAAATTAATAACGATTTAATTTCTTTTAAAAGATCACAAGAAGAGGTAAAAATGTTAAAGGGCGATTTAGAAGAATCTCAAAACTTTGGTAAAATACAGACTGCTAAATATAATAACGCTATGTCTAGAACCAAAGAATTAGAATTAAGAGTTGCAGAAAAAGATACATTATTAAACATGTGTATTAAAGAAACTAATTTAAGGAATAATATATACGCTAATGAAATAAAGCATTTAAAAAATAAAAACACTGTTGGACAAATAAAAATTGGCGGGGTTTCTTTAATAATCCTTGCGGCTGCTTTTTTAATTCTAAAATAATACTATGTTACAATTTAATTTTGATGGGGCTAAAAAGCCTTTATTTAATGGCTCATACTCTCAGTTACAGGTTGACTCTATTACTGCTATCCTTAAAGAAGCAGCTTCTCAAGGAATAACCTTAAAAACGCAAGTAGCTTATATATTAGCAACAGCTTATCATGAAGCATTTGACTATGATGGTAAAAGCACCGGTAAGATTCAACGGTTTGTACCTATTAAAGAAAAAGGGCCTGAATCATATTTAAGAGCTAAAAAATATTATCCTCATATAGGTTATGGGTTTGCACAAGTTACTTGGCTTGATAATTATAAAAAATTAAGACAGCCTATTATTGATAGATTTGGTAAAGATATAGATGTTGTTAAAAATCCTGGGTTACTTCTTAGTATTGATGTTGCAGCGTTTGCTATTGTATATGGGATGATTCACGGTATCTATACTACAAAAAAACTTTCTGACTTTATTAACTCTAAGGTAACTAATTTTAAAGGTGCTCGCACAATAATTAATGGAACAGATAAAGCAGCATTAATTGAAACTTACGCAGTTAAGTTTTTATCTTATATATTATAATACAAATGAAGTTTTTTTGGTTTACTTCATTTTAAAGAACGTATTCTTACGTTCTTTTTTCTTTTAACAACTATTTAGCACCAACTACGAAAAATAGTTCGTAACTTTGTAGTATAAATTAATAACATAAAATATGACATTATTACAATTTTTAACACAAAACAACGGAAAGCCAGTTGATATGACATGGCTTGAAGTAGCAAATAAATTTAATGTTAAAATAGGGCAACCTAACAAAAAGAGATCCACATACACTAATGATATTTGGAGATCACATTTAAAAAGACAACGCCGTAAGAATGAAGAAGTTGTCAATACTAATGTAGAAGAATTAGTTGAAGCTAGTACAGAAGAGATGCTTGGTAGTTACAACCATAATTTAGAATTGGGTGAAATTACAGTAAATACATATTATTTAAATCCTCCTAGACCGGAGCAAGTAATTAAAGATCATAAAATAAATACAGATGAATATGTACTTTGTAATTATTACTCTAAAGCAAAATCAAAAGGTTGGTTGGTTACAGCCCAATTTAAATTAAAAAATAAGGAAGCTAAATTTGAATCTAACTTCATGAATTTTTTAAAAACATTTGAATCTAAGAAACAATATGTAAATGTTCATAAAGAAGTTAAAGGTCCAAGAGCTGATAAAAATTTATTAGAGATTACTATACCTGATTTACATATTGATAAGAGAGGTTTAGAAGGAGAGTCTTTTGATGAATTAGGACAAAAGTATTTTAATTTAATTTTTGATTTAGTTAATAAAGCAGCTAAGTCTTGTAATATTGATAAGATTGCATTTATAGTTGGTAATGATTTCTTTAATACAGATAATATTCATAATGCAACAGCTTCTAGTTTAAATGTACAAGAGATAAATGAATACTGGGATACAGCTTATGAGAAGGGTTTCAATTTATTAGTTAATGTTATTGAAAAATTAATGACTTATAGTTCTAATATTAATGTTATTGGTGTTCCTGGAAACCATGGTAAGTCTAAGGAGTTTTATTTAACACACGCTTTGAAAGCCTACTTTAGAAATTGTCCAACTATTGAGTTTTCAGTTTCCTCTAAACCTAGAAAAGTATTAGTTTATGGAAATACTTGTATTATGTATCATCATGGTAATTGTAAATTAGAAAGTTTGCCTGGAATTATGTCTCAAGAGTTTTCGGAAGATTGGGGTAAAACTTTGTATAAAAGAATACATGTAGGGGATAAGCATCATTTTATGGAAAAAGAATTAAATGGTGTTATTATAAAACAATTTCCTAGTTTATCTCAGACAGATACCTGGCACAATGAAAAAGGGTTTATACTTAATCAAAGAAAAGGCCTGGTTTTAGTGCATAATTATGTTGAAGGATTAGTTGCAACATTTGAAGGGTTTATGAAGGGGGCTAGTTAGCCCCCTTTTTTAATTTATTATATTATTTAAACTGCTAATTAGTTGTAAAGCTTAATTTTTTTAGTTATATTTAAGTATGGAAAATATACCAAAAAATATTCCTAAAACACATATTTGGGATTTAGATTTAAAAACTTTTGATCCTTACACTGTTTCAAAAGTTTTAAAGCTTGTAGAAAAAACAGACTTTAAAGAATTGTTGCCATTACTTACGGCTGAAACCCGTAAAGGTTTTCTTCTTAAAAAATTTTCTAATGTAATAAAAAAATTATCTGAGTATGGGATAAAAGAAATGGTTAATAATAGAGACGGTATAACATTTCCTCATGGACTGGGGAATCTTTGTATAGTTATGTTTAAAAAATCAAATTATAAAAAATATAATGATTTTGAGTTGTCTAAAAAGTATAATCAAGATATTTTAAGAAAGTCTCCTGAAACAGATGAACTTTATCCTAAAACTTATCATAATTCTTTGTCTGGTAATACTAAAAAGTATAAATTTAAAGAGTATTGGTTATTTAAACAAAGTCATTTTTTAAGAGATATAATTAATAAAGAAACTAAAAAAAACCCTTACGTTTATTTAAGGGTGGGGGACTTAAAAGTATTTTCCCAAAATATGAAATTTATAACTAAATTAAAAAAAGAATGTTAATAGGAGAATTAATAAATCAAATCAGAGGTGTTTTCAGACTTACTAGCGCAGACAATGATTTGACTGATAGGGAAGTTTTTGCTTTGTGTAAAAAACACAGATCTTGGCTTATTAAAAGAGAGGCAAAGAAAAACAAAATTTTAACGAATGCTAAGGTTATGACTCCTAACTCATGTATTGAGTTAATAGATGTTGATATAGCAGAATGCTGTGATATTTCTTCTTTTTGTATGGTTAAAAGATCTAAAGATAAACTACCAGAAATAATGAGTGATGATTCTGGCCCTTTAATTGGGTTTGTAAGCTCCTTAGATAAAGTAGTTAAAGTCTATCCTACTACTGTAGGCAATTGGTTAAATAAAAAGAAATCAACTGTTTATAAATATGATACTAATAAATATTATTGGATTTATAATGATTATATTTATTCCCCTAATATAGAATGGGATTTTTTATTTATGTTAGCCGCAAACGAAGATCCTGTGGATCCTTGTAATCTTGTTGAAACATGCGCTCCTATGCAAAGTAAAAGATTTAATTGTCCTGACTATCTTATAGGAGAGTTAGTTAGTAATGTAATGAAGGATTTAAATCCTGTAGTTCAATTGCCTAGTCAAGAAAAAGTTGATAAAAACGAAAACACTAAATAATGGGATATAATTTAAAGTATAGAACTTTTGATAGTTTATTGGCTTCTGCTATGGATGATTTAAGCGGCTATGATTTAGACTCTGCATTTAATGTAGGAGCAATGATTAAAGAGGTTTTAAGAATAAATAAAGAACTTGGATTTAAGTTAAATAAAGAGTATGAAGTAATGTTAGAAATAAAGGAAAATAAAGCCTCCTTACCTTCTAATTTCTATAAGGCAAATTTTGCTTATATTTGTTCTTCATATACACATAAAGCTTATGCAGAGTCTTTAGCTAGTGAAAACGTTGAAATTCATGACTGTGAGTGGGCTGAAAACATGCAAGCTTTTAAAGAAGATTGCGCTGTTGAGTACACTTGTTGCGTTCCTTATAAAGTTGTGAAACACGGAGAAGTTCAAGAGTATAATATTAATAAAGTTATTCCTGTAAATCTAAATAATGGGGAATTTAGCAGACATAAAACTCCTTATGATTTAATGTTTAAATCAGGATATGTTGTTTCTAGTTTTAATACTGGTAAAGTAATGCTTAATTACATTGGATCTATGGAAGATGAAGATGGTAATTTATTAGTGTTAGATCATGATATTATAAACTCTTATTATGAATACGCGTTAAAAGCTAAAATTTTTGAAAGCCTTTATCTTAATGGAGATGACTCAGTTATTAATAGATTACAACTTGTTAAACAAGAATTAAGGGATGCTAGACGTATTGCTAATAGTATTGTTAATACACCAGAGATTTCTGAAATTGCAGCTGCTGTTCAATACAACAGACGAAGAGCAGTTAATAAATACTTTAACCCTATACAAAATAGCTAAGAATGGAACAAAATAATAGGGAAGTAAAAACTAATTTATTTTTCTCTGGTATTAATACTGATATTGACCCACAGTTTTTAAATAAAGAAGGTCAATATACTTATGCTTTAAATGCTAAGTTAAATACTCATAATGGAAATAAATACACTATTTCTAATGAGCCTTCTAATATTGAATGTGTAGATTTTAATAATAATCTTACACTTATAGGAAGTATAGAATTATCAGAACGTAGACACGCCGTCTTTTTTACAGATAACACTGTTAATGAAATAGGTATTTATAATGAAGCTGGCTGTACTTACGATGTAATTGTACGTGGAGGATGTTTAAATTTCTCTACAGACAATCTCATTGTAGGAGGCTCAAGAGAGTCTGCTGATTGTTCAGAGGTTATATACTGGGCTGATGGTAATAGAAATCCAAGAAGGTATCTTAAACTAGACGAAATTCCCTATACATTTGAATGGATAAAGTCAGGAGATTGTCAAATTAAAAGATATAACGAAACTGAGCTAGATTGTAATAGTTTACTAGCTGAAAGAAATATAAAAGTTCCTGAGATGTCTATTCAATTAGGTAATTCCGGACAACTTGAAAATGGTTCTTATCAGGTAGGAATAATTTATTCTGATAATTTACAAAGACTAACCGATGTTTTAAATATAACTTCTCCTCAATCTATATTTTCTCATAATAATTCTACAGGAGAACTTGAAGTTACTTTAAGTAATTTAGATGAGAATTTTGATGAGTTTCAATTAATTCTTATTGCTACAGTAAATCAACAAACAACTTATAAAATTATTGGTACTTATTCTATAAGTACAAAATTTGTAAGTATTTATGAAAATACTGGAGAGACTATATCTGCAAATGAGGTTCTGGCTACTACACCTTCTTGGTACGGTGCTGATGGATTTTCTGTAGCAGGTGATTATGCATTATGGTATGGAGTAAAAACAAGGCCTGAATTAAACTATCAAAGTCAGGCTAATAAGATACAATCTAATTGGGTTGCATATAGAGTACCTAAGAATTATTATAAAAATGGGGGAAATAAAGTAGGGTATTATAGAGATGAGGTTTATTCATTTGCTATTCAATGGCTTTATAAAAATGGTAAATGGGGGCCTGCCTATCATATCCCCGGCCGTTCTTCTAAATCAACAGATTTAACAATTATAACTGGAAAAGATTCTTTTGAAACTCAATCTAATATTTGTAGATCTAAAGAAGCTGTTCCTAAGTGGAAAGGTTATGGAAGTGCATCAGGTGGATTTACTTTAACCAATGAAGACGAGTGTTCCGAATATGTAGCAGGTACGGGTGAGATGTCCTATCATGAAAGTGTAGAAGAATATCCTAATAAACCAGATGTTTGGGGTACACTTGCCTGTAAAAAAATTAGACATCATAAATTTCCTAGTTCTAAAATAGCTCATATACATAGTAATAATATTGATGATAAGTCTATGATTATTATGGGAGTTGATTTTACTAATATTGAGCATCCCCTAAATTTTGATGGTGTAAAAGAAAAAGATATAGTAGGATATAGAATACTTAGAGAGACTAGAAAAGGTAATAGATCCGTTATTGCTAGGGGTATGTTGTTTAACATGCGTTCTTATATAGATCCTTCTACTGAAAAAGAAACTTTATATCAAAATTATCCATTTAATGATTTAAGGGCAGACCCATATTTATCTCATAGAGAGTTTCCTTTTAAAGACACCTACACAGATTTACATAGAATTAGTAAAACTAATTATTATAGTTTTCATTCACCTTTAGCTCATATAGGAAAGCCAAAATTAACAGCCACTGAACTTAAAATTGAAACTGAAGAAATTGGACAAACTTATGGTGAGTGGAATGAAGTCTATAAACACCCAAAACAAAAAATTATAAGAGATTTTGGTTTTTTATTAGCAGGTATAGTAGGTATGGCGGAGGCTGTAGTCGGTATAGTTGGTAAAAGAACTGTTCAGTATACTGCTACGCCAGCCCCTTTAGGCGGAGATGTTGCATCTGTATTTGGTTCAGGTACTGGTTATGGTACAGTATCTCTTATTATGTATTACATAGGTGTAGGTATACAGGCGTTAGCAAATACTGCTATCGTAGCTGCTGTACTTGGTGGAGCTTTATTAGAGCCTTGGCTTATTCCAGCAGGTGTTGTTTTTGCAGACAGTGCAAGAAGGGCCGCTAAATGGATTCCTGGTACTAACTATTCTCATAAAACTGATGGTGGTGCGTATAACTCTTTTACTGGGGGTTATAATGTATTAACTGGAACTTTTGCTTTTCCAATACTTTTTAATGAGGGGGCTACTAAAGCATTAGATTTAATTTATGCAGCTATTCCAGCAATTCAATATGCTTATCAGTATAATGGTGTTGCTACATACAGTAAGTTCTTAAACCAACCAGATGGAGATGTTCGTAGAGGAATTGAGATATTAAATTATTTACTTCCTGTAGCACAACAAGTTGGTAGTTTACCTATAAATAATTATAAGAGAGAAAGTGCTTTAATTATTAAAACTACTTCAGCTATTAAAGTTCCTACTACAATTGATAATAGTAGAGGTATTCCTGAAGACTATGATGCGTGTGATAAATTAAAACATACTGCTACTGCGTCTTCTTATTATGCTACTTTAAAGGTAGATAAGCCTGGACAATATGGTCAATTATATAATACACAGTATTTAAGTACTGGCCATTTAGAAGTTGATTTAACTAATGCTAATACATATTCTTCTGGTCCTGTGTTTGGGGGAGATTGTTATATAAATAAATTTACAGTTAAACGTAAAATGCATTATTATAACCAAACTGGTTTTGATGAAAAAGATGGGTGGGAATTTGATTATAGAAATTATTTTAATGTAAGTTATCCTACACACTGGCTAGATTCTAGAAAGTTTGATCCTATGGATTGGTATAATGGCGGAGGCTTAGCCTCTAGTTCAAGTGACTTTTCTGGCTCTGATGGAGATAACGATCCTCAAGGAAGTAATTCTGCTAATGGAGAGGCGGGCGCTGCTGATACTACTGATATGGAGGGAACTACTAATAATGCTGAAAATAAAACTTCAAAGGCAGCCAATCTTTGGAATAAGTTAAATGGATGGGATTTACCTCATAAAAATAGATTCTTTTCTTGTGAAAAACCTTATAAGTTTAGTCCAAAACAGAAAGACAAAACTACTGTTTTTTATGTGGAAGATGGTAAATTTTATTTAAGTAATAATGGAGTTATAAATTTTTATTGTGAATCTGATTTTAATTTAGATCTTAGAGATTGGGACGAAGAAATTCAGTTTAAACATTATAATGAAACTAGCTATACAGATTTACCTTCTTTATTTAGGTCTGACATACAAGACTTTGATAATTATTATAAATTTGATAAATCTTATACTAAAGAATTAACAGAGATTATAGGAGCAAGTCAAATAGCTGCGTATAATCCGATTAAAGCAGAGTCTTGCTATACTTATTACCCTAATCAAGTTATATACTCCTTACCAGCAAATAAAGAAGCTTTAAAGGATAATTGGTTAGTTTATTTAAATAATAATAAGTATAGGTTTCCAAAAGAAAATGGTAAGATAACAGGGGTTAAATATTTAGATAGAAAAGGGTTAATGTTTTTCTTTGACAACTCTGCACCTTTTATACATCAAACTATTGATACATTACAAACTGATAGTAATTTAAAGATAACTATTGGAGACGGTGGCTTATTTTCTAGAGAGCCCTCTCCTTTATCTGTGACAGATTATGCTTTTGGTAATTGTCAATCTAAACACGCTTTTAATCAAACTCAGTATGGTTTATTTTACCCTTCTCAAAGACAGGGGAGAATATTTTTATATGCAGACGGTTTAAGTGATATAACTTTAAATAAAGAGTGGTGGTTTAAAAAATTCTTACCTTCTAGATTATTGGAGCAGTTTCCGGAGTACCCTCTAAAAGATAATCCAGTTAAAGGTGTTGGTTTATTCTCTTCTTTTGACAATAAAGACAGCGTATACTATTTGCATAAAAGAGATTTTGAACTTAAACCTGAATATGAAGGTATTGTACAATTTGATGGTCAAAATTTTTATATAGACGGAGGAGATGTGCAATGTCCTGAAGGATATGATTATAATTCTTCTTTAGGTGTCTGTGAAAAAGTTATTATTTTAGATCCTATGTGTTCACTTGGAGATACTTATGATCCTGTTACACAGCTTTGTTTCGCACCAGAGGGCAGCGAAAGGCCTCCTTATCCCGGAAAATGTAGTGGAGTTGTTATAGGACAAGATTGTACAATTATAGATAGAGTAGATGCTAATACTTCAAGTCGTATTATAATAGACTTAGAATCAGAATATTTTACTGATTGCTCTTTTACTATTTCTTATAATGTAAAAGATCAAACTTGGATTTCTAATCATAGTTGGGTACCTTCTTGGGTATTTCAAAATGAAAATACTTTTTCAACAGTTAAAAAGAATAAAATTTGGAAACATAATACTTCTTTTGAAACTTACTGTAATTTTTATGGGGACCAGCATACATTTGAGGTTGAATACCTATTAAATACTTCTTCTACAAGTATTCTATCTAGTATAGAGTATTATTTAGAGTGTTATAGATATTTAAATAACGATAAAGATTCTCATCATTTATTAGACTATAATTTTAATAAATTCTTTATTTACAATTCAGAGCAAAATTCTGGCTTACGTCTGATGTCGGTAGCAAATAAGGATAATCCGCATAAGACAATAGATAGTTATTCTATGAATAATACTGTTAAAGTTAAATATTATAAAGAAGAACAAAAATATAGATTAAATAATTTTGATGATATCACAAGAAATAGAGGAGAATTTATTGAACATATTAGTCCTGTTATAAATATTCATCCAAATGGTTATACTAGAACTATTAATTCTGACTGGGTTGATTATAATAAAAAATTCTCAGAAAGAAAACGTTTTAGACATCTGTGGCATAAAGTGGTCTTAATAAAAGAAACTGGCAATGATCCTATGTATCACATGATTTTAAAATTAATTTTTACAAAAACAACTAAATCTTTTCGATAATGACTGATATTTTTGACTTAATAAACTCAGGGGATCTATATATAGACCCGGAAAAATTTGCTTTTGGTGGTGGATTTAATCAAGATGAAGTAAAGAATGGTTCATTAAATCCCTCTTATATACAGAATCCTTATGCGACGGGTGATGAAGCTATGTTTAATAATATAATTCAATTTGTTACTGATCCTAACAATCAAGCCGTTCCTGACTATAACCCACAAATACAAGCTATGTCTCCTGTGGAGGCTGCACAGGCTCCTGTTGGTAAACAAATGACTAAAACTATAGATCCTACTATGGCTATAGCAGCTGTTAATTATGGTATGGGTACAATAGCTAACAATCTTAATAAAAAGTCTGAAGACCGTTACTATAGAAAACACGGAATGCTTCAACCAGGAATAACATCTTTAACTCAAGGCCAAAGATACGGTTCAAATGTATATATGGAAGATGGAGGAGATTTTGCAGATATGGAAGAAGTAGACTATGAAAATCAGGAAGACCAAGAAGATCAAGAAGATATTGACTTTTTAAATGGCCTTGATGATGCGCCTGAACAAGTGCAAGAAGAGGAACAAGCTGCTCCTGTGCAAGAAGAGGAAATTGATTATAGTAAATATAGTGATTTAGGGGAAGCTGGGAAAATGAGCCCTGTAGATAATTCTAACTCTTCTAACTCTTCTTATGATGGTTTTTCACCAAATAACGCAAATAATTATGCAGTAAGTAATAAAAATCTTGTAAAAACAGCAGCTAATTATAGGGACTATTTAGTATCTAATCATGGACTTACTAAAGAAGAGTCTTCTGGTATTTTGGGTAATCTTTTTGCTGAAAGCTATTTAAATTCTGGTGTTACTAATGGTATTGGAGCTTTTGGTTTAGCGCAGTGGTTAGGCAAAAGAAAAACCAATTTATTTAATTATGCAAAAACTCAAGGTAAAGATGCAGCTGATCCTTATTTACAATTAGATTTTATAGCTCACGAATTAAATACGAATGAAAAAGGCGCTAAAAAAGCGCTAAAAGGACAAGATTTAACTGGGTCTGTTTACGCAATTATGAATAAATTCGAGCGTCCCGCTGAACATGAAAAAGCATCAAGTATTCAAAGAAGATTAGATTTTGCTAATAGCGTTCATAAATATGAAGAGGGCGGTGAAGCTAAATTAGATTCTTTAAGTAAAGCTAAAGTTAACCCTAAATATTTAGAGTTTGGTGGTAGTGTAATGGATAATGCTTATATTAATAATATATTAAAATATAGATAAATGTTAGATAAATTAGATTCTTTAGCTAGTAATGCTAAGAAAAATTTAGAAATAAATCCAGATGAGGCTGGAAATGCTGAAATTGAAAAAAATGAGGTTATTTTTAATAAAACTGGATTATTTACAGTTCAGGGTAAAAATGCTAAATCTCATAAAGCTGGTGGAGTTCCTACTACATTAGAGAAGGGGGATTTTGTATTTTCAGATAAGGTTAATGTTAAAGGCAAAGAGGTTAAGAGTATGTTTCCTTGGTTAAGTGAAAATAAAACTTATTCTATGGCAGATATTAGCTCTAGTGGGCCTCTTAAAAACTTTAATAACCATTTAGATAAATTAGGCACTCCATATAAGATTGATGCTAAAACAGCTGAAATGATGACTGGTAATATTCTTAATAAATTATCTGCTCTTTCGTTAATACAAGAAACTATTAAAGGATTACCAAATGGGGTACCAGATTTGGCCCAAATTTATCTGGGTGGACTAGAAAATAAAACAGGAGAGGTTCAAAATCAACCGGGAGAAAATAGTGGAAAATTTGCTTTTGGAGGTGAGCCAACTACTAAAAGAAAAATAAAAGTTGATAATATACCTCAATCACTTTCTATTTTTGATAAGGGTTTTTATCAATATCAGGGAAGGGACTTTATTGATGAATTAAATAATGGAACTTTAAATATTGATGGAGTTAATCCATATTTACCCCTTAAAACACAAAGTAAAACAAAAGATGGTAATTTTGGAGGTGTAACAGAAGATACTAAAAGAATCCAATTAAACAAATTAAATGCTGCCAGAAGTTACACAGGCAATTCATTATATTCCCCCGAAGACCCGGGAACTTTTCAAAGAACTTATAATCCAGCGTTTTTCGCTAAAACTGGAAAAAATTACTTTGATGATAACACTACTGGTCCTTATGGTATGGATAGTAGATGGGGGAAGTACTCAGCTTCTACTCCTACATGGGGTTTAAATATGAAAGGTAAAAAAGCTGGAAGAGTTTCTTTCCAAGATCTTGTAGATGGAAAAATGAGTGAAGATCAATTAATGTCTGATTATGGTAAAACAAAAGAAGATATTATTAAGGAATATAATGCTAGTGGAGCTGTTAATGCAGGTATATCATACATAGATTTTACAGAAGGTGAAGTACAGACAGGAAGAGCACCAGTAGAAATGCCCTCTAATCCAGCCTCTTTTTCTAGTCCTGTAGAAACACCGGCCATGCCTACTATTCAGCCTGATATGATACCTAGAACTGCCTCTAAAGCTGCTACTGAATATGAGACAGGGCAGGTTAATGATACTGGGTACAATATGATGGAGAATTTAAATGCTTTAATGGCTGCTTCTGCTTTAACTCCTCCAAATATTTAATCCAAAGCGTTATGAAATTTTGGTATTCCACAAGCTATGGGGTTGGTGCAAAATGAGTCCCCACTAGATTTAGAGGCTCAAAGAGAAGGTGTTAGACAAGCTGCCTCAACTGCTACAAACGCTAATAATGCTTTATCTACTACTTCTGCACAAGCTGCTATAAATAATACACAGGTAGCTGCTAATTCTGCTAATGCTTTAAATCAAATTTCTGGTCAAGAGTATAATGGTAATGTACAAAGACAAGATCGTAAAAATGAGGTCTTACAAAATCTTATACTTAATCGTGGGGCTGATTTAATGGGTAATGCTAGACAGTATAATAGCGAGATGGATGCAGTTAGGCAAAATATATATGAGGAGCGTATGGGGGCTCTTAGAGGGCTTAATGGTACACTTGCCCAAAACTATAATAACAAATTACAGCGTAATCTTATTAATAGTATGTATGGTGATAATATGCAGTTAGATGCAGAGGGCCGTACACGTAAAGTTAAAAGTACAAATATGGAAGATGCTATTGCAGCTGCTAGTAAAAGTCCTACTAAAACACAGGCCGAACAACTTGCGGAACTTAGAGCTTTGGCAGAAACTGATCCTAAATTAATGCAAATTTACATGCAACAATGGGCTAAAGCAACGCTTAACCCAAAACAACCTAAATAGTTTAACATTTTTAATTAATAATTAGGAAGTTCTTAGAGCTTCCTAATTTTTTATGTTTAAGGCATTTAATTTTTTTTGTTAATACAGTCAAAAAAGAATATATTATAATATAAAATTTAGTTAATGGCTACATACCAACATAAGACAGATCCGAGTGTTTACGCACCTTATATATATCAACAACCTCTTGAACTTATGGCTAAAGATTTAGCTTCTAGAGAGGCTAAATATGATAGTGGCGTGACCGCTGTTGCCAATTCCTACTCTAACGCATTAAATTTAGAGGTAGGATTACAAGAATCACAGGACTTTATTGATAATAAGTACAAAGAATTAAAACCTGAGATAGAAAAAATGAGCACTGTTGACTTTTCAATAGAGCAAAATGTAACTAAAGCAACAAAATTATTAGATCCAATTGTAACAAACCCCAATATTATTACAGATGTAGGACTTAACAAATTTTATAAAAGTCAATATGCCACTTATAACACGTATTTAAAATCTACTGACCCTGCAATTAGAGAGCTTGCTAATAGCTTTAATTTAGAGCAAGTACAAAATGGTTATACTGGTTATAAAAATGGTGGTTGGGATGGTTTAGGTGCGAGTGCAGCAAATAAAGTTGCTTATAAACCGTATTCAAATACAGGTAAAAATTTTATGAAATTTGCTAAAGACGGTAAATTAATTCAAACTATACAATCTTTTGATGGTGACTGGTTAAGAACTGAAACTAATGGTAAAGGCTCTATTGCTTTTATTAAAGGGCTTTATCAGGCTTCTATGTCTGGATCTGATCGTGAACAACTTGGTATAGAAGCAGATGTATTATATGAAAGAAGTAGGAAACCCGGAGAAAGCGATTTATCTATGGGTAAAAGAGCCGTAGAATCTGCTTCAGCTCACACTGTTAATGCTATAAAAGGCAATGATGAATTACTTGGTAAAGTTACTTTAAAATTAAATGAATTAAATAAAAAAGGCAAAGAAAATTTTACACCGGAAGATAAAAAAGCTTTTGAAGAGTACTCTGCTGTTGCTAAAACTATTACGCCTATGAATGAGGCTTTAAAAAAATCTAATGAGGAATTAATTGGTTTATCTGATGAGGACATTGTACTTAAATTTGGTAAACAGGCATTTATGAATGAGTACAGTGATAAAGTTCTTGATAATTTAGCTACATCTTATGCTGGTGCTACTTATAGTAATACCTATAAGCCTAATGAAATTAATATGCAAACCAGAAATTTCCAACAACAAGACAAAATACAGGCTGTTTCTAATAATCAAAGAAATTATGAGATTTCCACTAAAGCTGCTATAGACGCTAATGCAGCTACAACACAGTATAACAGAGAGGTAGAATTAAAAAAATTGGAGGGTCAAATAGCTATTGAAGTTAATAATTCTAAACCAGGAACAGCTGCTGAAAGAGCTGCTGCTGAAAGAGCTGCTATTGATAGTCAAGGGGTTCCAGGTGATCCTGATAATGACCCTTTAACAAATCCACAAACTGTTGCCGAATATAATACTGCTGTTAATGGAAGAACTGAAGATTATCTTTCTTCTGTAGAGGGAAATATTAACACTATTATAAGCGGCATTTTACCTTTAAATAATACAACAACAAAACAAAATTTAGGAAATGATTTGCTTAGATCTTGGGCGTATGGTTCTAATATAACTCCTTTTAATAAAGTATTAAATTCAAAGTCCTCTCCTGAACTTAAAGCAAAACAAGTTTATTTAAAAGAGATTTTTACAGAGTTACAAAGAAAAGGATTGATAGCTGCCAACGTAGATTTAGCAACTACTCCTTTTAATACGGTATCTAAATTAGTTACAAATGCTGTTATTAGTGAATCTAAACATATTCGTAATACAGGTAAAAGTAATTTTGGGTTAAGTTCAAACGCTTTAGGGACTATAAGAAAAGTTCAAAATGATGCCGATATTATTTACTCTGATATACTTAATTTAAGAGAAAATAAAGCGACTACTATAAAAGCTCTTACTACTAAATTAGCAAGTCCTACATACAACGTTTTAGAACGTGATTATCCAGGTTCTTTTGATAACGCTAATAAGTACAGCGCAAATTTAATGCAGGCTATTTCTGAGGGTAAAATTATTCCACAAGGGCGTGGTGCACAAAGTGTGATTAGGGTTGAAAATGGTGTTACTAAATTTGCGGTAACTGTTTGGAAACCTGGGCAAGAAAAAATTGCAAAACATTTGAGAGAAGGCGAAACAGTGTATGTAACCTTAGATCAGTTACCCGCCACCATAGAAAAAAATAAAGGTATTGATAGATATGTGGGTAATAATAGTTTGAGTAAAGAGGCTATTTATGAAATGTATTTAGGCCGAATCGGAAATTTGCCTACTTTCCAAGATTTTAAGGAAAAACAAAAAAAAGCAATATCATCAAACCCAGCAGATCTTAATAGAAATATAGTTGGACCGGGGTCATTAAAATATGGGTCTGAAAAAGCTTATAATTCTTTTACTGCTTCTCAAGCTGCTATGAATCTTGATGGTAAATTTAGTATAGAATTATCTACAGCTTTACAAAATAAGGACATATTTTCAAATGTAACTATTTACCCAACTAGAAATGGAAAACAAAAACAAGTTTATGAAATAGACGGAAAAACTTTATATGAAACAGTTAAAAATGTAAGTAATAACAAAAATTTAACTATTGGTCAACTAGCTAGTCAATATGGTTTAACTAAGTCTAAAACAACAGGTAATTATACTTTTGTAACAACTGTACCTGCTGAAAAATCTGAAGATGTTAATATGCAAATGTCTTTAAGTAATGGAAGGTCTTATCCAGTTAGTAATAATGCTTATTCAGGAAAATTAAGTGCACAGCCAGGTACAGGTAAGGTTTCTATTCAAAGTTCAATTAAAACAATAAAAACATCCGGCGAGACAGTTATAATCAATCAAGACGGCTCCGTACAATTTGAAGACGGTCAAAGATATTTAGAGACAAGAGAATCTTTGGGGAATCCCGTAGATTTGTATAATAATTTACAGGCTGATGCCTCTAATGTATCTGCATTATATGACTTAATACATTCTAAAGACGCTAAAGAAAAAGTTAAAGCTATTTTAAAAGCAAATAAAAATGAACTAGAAGCTGATGGTACTTATAAAATGACCAAAAGTGATTTTCTTAGACTTTACCCATCTGCACAAATTTTTATTAAATAATTATGATACAAGATTATAGCCAAAAAATTACTACAGGTCCTTCTAATAACATAGATAATCCAGCAAATATAGACACGCTAGACTCTTTAAAAATGGACGCGCCTAAATCAAAACCCATTGTTATACCTAAATCTATAGGTATAACTTTACCTTCTGTTTATAACCCTGCGGATGTAAATAAAAATAATTTATTGGCAAATGATAAGGGGGAAACTGTAAGTATTGAGGGAGCTTTGGGATTTAAACCTTTAAGTAACGTTACTGTAGGCGATAAAGCACCTTTAAGTTTTGAAAGCCAAAAGTCTTTTAATCAAGCTAACTATAAAGCTTCTGATACTTGGAAAGATTTTGGTTATATAATTGGTAGGGATAACTTAGCTGTTTATGAAGAGCATCAAGGTGGTGGAGAAATTTTAGGAAATGCTATGAAAAATCTTTGGGATGGACTAGTTGTTTCTCATAATGATAGCTGGAAATCTTATGGTAGAGATTTTAAAGCAATTTCTACTGGTAATATGGATGCTTTATTTGATTTAGGGTATGACCCAAATCAATTAGCAAATAAAAATAACTGGGAAAATCCTATTTTTAATTCTCCTAATTATGGCTCAGAAAGTTCGGCTAAGTGGATTCCAGGCGTTGCTGGAAGTGCTAGTTTTTATGGTGGATTAGCTGGAAGTATGGGCTTTACTCTTGGTACTTTAGCACAGACTATGGAAGAATCCTTAGCTATTTATGGTGCAACCCTTTTAACAGGAGGTGCCACCGGTGGTGGAGCAGTAATTACGGCTGCCAGAACTGCCAAAAATTTAAGTTTGATAAGAAAGGTTTGGGAAATAACTAAAGACGTATATAAAGCAGGGTCTATTATTAACAGTGTAAGAGAAATTAGTAAAGGAGCGAATGTTTTAAAGTATGCACAAGCTACATTAAATTTAGGTAGAAATATTAGGGCAGCAACTGGTGAAGCCTCTGTAACTGTTGCAATGAATCACGCAGAAAATTTAGCTAAATTTAAACGTGAATTTGAAGAATCACACGGGTATTTACCAGAAGAAAAAGACTTAATTAAGTTTAACACTGCTGCTTCTGACGCAAATGCTATGGATTATGGTTGGCAAAGCGCATTACTTTTTGGTACTAATCTTATAAATGAGGCCGCTTTATTTAGTTCTTTTAAATCAGCTAAAGCTTTGGAGGCTGCGGCAATTAAAAAAGCTGCTGCAAATATAACATTTGTAAATGGTGTTGCTAAAACTAGTGCCGAAATGCTTGCTGAATTACCTTGGTTAAAAAGAGTTGGTATTAAAAGTGGCAAATATATAATTGCTAAAGGTACAGATAACCTTTCTGAGGGTGTGCAAGAACTTGGTCAAGCTTGGTTAGACGGTGCTGCTTCTCGTTATATAGATAATCAATTAAAGGGTTTAAAAAATGAGAGTTATTTAAGCAGTGTAATGAAAGAAATTGTTACATCTGACCAACAAGACGCAGATGAATTTTTTGGTGGATTTATAATGGGAACACCAATTTCTTTAGTTGGTAAAGCTTTTTCTAATATACAGGGTAAGGTGTCTAAAAAAGAAGTTAAGTCTAATGAACAACAGTTTGCAGATTACTTAAATAAGAATAGAACTGGTTTTACAGAAAAATTAGTAGAAAATGCTCTTGATTTTAATAGGGCGCATTTAAACAATCAAAGTAATATATTAAATAGTATTTATTCTTCTATTCAAAATCAGGACGAATTATCTCATAATGTTTTTAAAAATCAAGCAGTACAAGAATATATTTATTCTGGTTTAAGAACTGGTATGTTAGCTGGAAGGCTAGAAGAATTAAAAAATATTTCTACACTTAGCGATGAGGATATAAGAGGAAATTTTGGGTTAGATGAAAAAGCAGATATCTCTCAAGTTAAGAGTTACGTCAATGAAATTATTTCAAAAGCTGGTAAGATTGAAGAAAACTTTAACAAAATTGATAAACAATTAGAAAATCCTTATACAATTAAGGAAGGAGATCAAGAAAGTTTATTTAAGCATGTCTCTTTTGAAATGGCAAAAAAAGATTTAATGTTTAATTTACATAATCAAGAATTTGCAGTAGAGGAATCTGATAAATTAATTGATGCATTAAATAAAGAACATGGTATAACAAGAGATAATATTAATACCGCTTTTGACGATAATAGTAGATTAGAAAAAATAAAAACACTTAAAGAAAGGCTAAAATTAAGTGTTGAAAGTAGTGAAATTACTGAGTTATTCAAAGATTTTACTCCAATTATTGCAGGCCAACAAGATGCCATAGATTTAAATACTTCAAAAGAACTTAAATTATTAGAGGCTTATCATAAAAATAGAACAACTGAAAATTTTATAAATTATATAAATCATGTAAATGGTTCTAATATAAATAAAATTAATATCAATTCATTAAGTAATACTTTTTCTAAAATAGGTTCATACAATGATATGTATAGGTTTAGTCAAAGTGCTTTTGAAACTTTATTAGAGCCTGAAAAATTCAATATTGCAGTTCACCAATATGAACTTGCAAATCAAAAATATGCACATGAAATACAAAAAAAGTTTAATGATATTCAAAATGATATTACACATAGTAGAGATGTTGAAGATTTCTTGTCTGACGAAGAGTTTAAAGATGGAGATTTTGAGTTAAATGCTACTAAAAGAGTAGGTAAAAAAGAAATTCATAACGATTTTGTTGATGATTTAAAAGATTATATTGAAAAGAAACATGGTGTAAAGGTTGAAATTAAAGACAGTGAAGGTAATTATTCTTTTGATATTACTGGGACAGAGGATTTTTCTTCTAGTGAGAGGGGAAGGCTACGAGGTCTTTTAGTAAGGGCCTTTGAAATGTCAAATAGAGAACTTGTTCATATTAAGCAAGGAGTTAATGAATTTGGGTTTCAGATAGCGCCTGAAGATGTAAAAATGGCTTATGCTAATATTAATTCTAAAGAAGATCTAAAAGATTTTGCTTCTTTAATAGCCGGTAACGAAATGTTAGAAACGCTATTTAAAGACCAAATTGAGGAGCTTTCTAAATATTTTAATGAAAAGATTGAGGCTGTAAAAGAAAAATCTATTGAATTAAAAAATAAAGAATTAAGAGAAAAAATAATCTCTGAGTACGCTAAATATTCTTCTACGAATAAAAATTTTAACGGCGACTATTATTTTAAAATTGAGGGTAATAAACTAAAGGTGTATAAGGATGTAGGCGATAAAGTTTTACCTTTGAACCTTGATAAAGAGGCTGGATTAAAACATTTATTAGGTGTACTATCTAATGAAAAAGCCGATCAATTAAAAATTGATTTGTTTGGTAAAGGCTTAGCATCCAAATTATTTTTAGCTTCTAAATTACAAGAGGTTGACTTTGCTGAATCTTACTATGATTTTTTATCTAATCAACTTAGTACTTTATTAGGTATAAAAGTTGGTAATAATCAAATAGTTAAACCAGTTGATTTAAGTGTTTATAATATGGAGTCTTTAGGAGATTTCAAATTAGACGAAGATGCATTAGGGGAATCGTTAAATACTATTTATGAAACTGTTGAAAATGAAATTATTAAAACTGGTTCTATTAAGAATCTCAAAGATATTAAGACATTAGATGACTTATTATCTAATGATGATTTAGTGGATAGTTTGATGACTTTAGGGTTGTTTAAAGAAGTTTTAGACGCTTTTAAGAAAGAAGACGCTAGAATAGAAGAAAAAGTCGTTACTCCGGGCAGTGGTATTAACCAAGCATCATTAGATTTAAAAAAACAAACAAGACAAGAAGATTTAAAGAAAGGGCAATTGTTTTTAATGAATGATGGTACTTATGGTGGTAGTAGATTAGTATCATTAGAAGCGTATTCTGCGATTCAAATACAAGAAAATAATTTAGATAGTGATATTACAAAATGGGATTATAATACTTTTAATGATACAGGGATATTTGTTAATTTAAGTTTAGGAGTTGCTTATATAGTTCCAAATAACAGTTATAATGGTAAAAAAGGAGAAGTAGTAAAAGTTTTCATAAATAAAACTACAAAAAGATTCGATTTAAGTAATCCAAGAATAATAAATACTCCCAATATAGAATTAGTTGCAAAAGCCGCAAATATAGACTCCAAAGAACTATATAATGAAGTTTTAAACGCTATTACTAAATATGATGCAGAACTAAACGAATTAGAAAACAATAAAACAAAACAAAATGAATCTGGAACAAGTGATCAAAGCAGTCCTAGTGGACAGGGAGTTAGTGAAGATAATCAAGGAAAAGTAGATACTAAATTTACTGCCCAACAAAGCAATACTATGGAGTTTTCTAAAAAAGCTTCAGCCGCCACTAGTTTAGGTGAACTTAATTCAATTTTAAAAGCTTATCCTAAAGAAGCTCAAATTTATACAGGGTTTGTGGAAAGACTAAAGAAAATAATAATTAAAAAAAATAAAGAAGAGCGTAAAGAAAGACGTGATTATAGAAAATATGTTAAAGAATCACTCCTTAAATTTGAGCCCGCTAATCTTAATGATGAAGTTTTAGTAAGTATTGCAGGAGCCCCCGACTCAAAGAGATTTAAAATAAATTCAGACAGTTTAGTTAAGGCGTTCACTAGAGTTGAAACTAGGATAGGTAGAAGGCCGTTTCCTAAAGAATTTTTAGGTTTTAAAAGGTATTTATCTAAAACAGGTGGCACATCTTTTTCAGATTTTGCAGGAGGTGTTTGGCATGAGTTAGGTGCTAGGGACACTGAAGACGATATGGATGTGTATAATGAAATTTTGGATTTAATGGTAACGCATGGGTCTTTTAGTGCCATGCAGAGGGAGTTAGAAGAAAGGGCTGTTTTACAAAGAGAGCAAAAAGAGAATGCAGAAGAAATCTTTTTAGAGGAAATGAGAGAACAACATCTTAAAGACATTGCAGCAGAAAAAGCAGCAAATGAATTTATTGATAGTGATGTTCTTGAGAATCTCTTAACAAAAAACTCCTTAGAAGATCTTAATTCAAGCCAACTTCATACTATTATTGAGAATGTTTTAAATGTTGAGTTTCCAGAAGATCTTTTACAATTACTTAGTTTTAATACATCTTCTATAGAAGCTTTAAATAACTTTTTAAACTTTACACCAAATACATTAATTGAAGTACTAAATACAGAATCTATACCACATTATTATAATTTAATAAATAACATAAAAAATGCAGCAGAACAATTTAGAGAAGGAAAAGATATTGATTCAGTTAATAAAGTTACTCCTTCCAACAAAATAATTAATAAAATAAATTTATCTAATTTAACTATTCAAGATTTAAATGATGTTAGAACTGATATTAATAAATACCTCAGTAAAAAATTAATTACTAATGAAGAATTTGCAAATTTAAATGATTTAATAGACAATAAAATACAAGATATTTTACTTGAAGAGACTAAAAAACCTGTTAAAGTTGATACTATTAGCCCATTTGTTACACCAAAAGATTTTACAGGTGTAGAAACAGTTGAAACAGCTGTTGGTAAATCTGCTGATACTTTTGTTAAGTCAGAAAATAATTTTAATGAGGAAAGATTATATCTTTATGGCACTCCCGAACAAAAAGCTGCCGCAAAGCCAAATTTAATACAGCTCAGAAATCTTAAAGTCTTTGAATTTATTTCCCATGATCAACAGGGTAATAAAGATAAGTATGCAATAACATTTTCTCAGCCTGATATTTCATGGCCTTTAGCTACTAGAAATGCTTCTTTGGGCACACCTCAAGGAAATACTTTTGAAGCTGCTTATGAGGCTGGAAAACTAGCAAGACAGTCATTTGGCGGCTATGCAGTAAATACCAACGAAGAGTACCAAGATAAACAAAGGTTTTTAGAAGGTCATATTACAGATAAGGATGGTAATATGTTGTACTTTAACAGAGAAGGTGAATTACTAAATCCAGGGGATGTTGGTTATGGAGATGTTATGAATATAGTAACTACTAATCTACCTAGTCAAAAAAATATGAATGAACGGTTTGTTAATGGCGATATTCGTTCATTTAATGGTAGAAGAGAAAGAATGATTAATAATTATCTTGCTGAGGGTTTAACAGAAGAGGCTGCTATTGCTAAATTTGAAGAAACTTATAATAGTCAAACAGCAGAGATTGTTTCTTTAGCGGGTAGCCATAAAGCTAAGCCTATGATGTATAATATATCTTTTTCTAATGTAGGACATGTAGTTATAACGCCAAATGACCCTAAACCAACTTCTTATGGTTTAACTAATCCTAAACAGATTAAGTTTTATGCGGAAGATAAAAATACCGGGAAAGAAAAAAAGAAGAATCTTCCATTTTTTAATTACGGGCAATATCGAATATTTATACAACCAAAAAGTTTTAGTGAAAGTGAAGCTTTAAATTATTTTGAATCATTATTCAGTGGTGATATACCTAAATACGTACTTAGTTATATGGGGGATAATAAACAAACTGGCGCTGCCAGTTTAGAATTATCTAAGTTATTAAATAAGTACTTGTTTAATGAAAAAATAGATAAAACTAATATTAATAAAAAAATTATCATTGAAACTTTAGAGGGCACTAAATTAGAAGTTTATACGGATCAAGAGTACTTATATAATGATGGCGTTAAGACTGCTTATATTACTACAAAAGGTGGTAAAAATAAATTTGGTCAATATGTATTTAATGATAAAGAAGGTAATGTTTATAATGTATCAGATTTTAACTTTTTTCCTACACACACTAATTCTGAGCTGGCTTTAAAAGACTCTACAAATTTAGAACGTCCTATGTTTAGTTTTTATTTAGATAATAAAAATGATGAATTAAAATTCATTGTTCAGTTTTATAATCCTGAAGATAATTCCATTAAATATATAGATAATATAGAAGATTTTAAATCCGTTGTTAATAAGACTTATACATATGGTGGTAAAGATTTTAATATTAATTTAAACTTTGATAAAACTTCTACTGATGAAGAAACCACTGATATGTTTAAAATCGTTAATGGAAAGTTAGAGGTAGTAAAAGGAGATTATAAACAGTATGTTTATGACAATGGAACTATCAATATTTCTTTAGATAATAAGTTTAAAAGTACCACTCCTTATTTTAGTTTAAAAAAGGGAAGTCCAGTAATACAGAATTATACGGACACCGCTTTTGTTAATGTTTTGTCAAGTAAATTTTCACAAGGTGTAAAATTCTTTTCTGATGAAAAAAATATTGAAAAAGATTTGGAAATGCTAGAAAATAGCGGTAACTTTGTAAGTAATGAAGAGTATCAGAAATTTAAAGCTTTTGTATTAAGAGAACACAAATTATCAAAATCAAATACAATAGAAGATTATTTAATTTATAAAGACTGTTTATAATGAGTGTATGTCTAACGTCAGAGACGTTAATAAAAGCCGCAAAGGCAATTGCTAAGTATGGGTATGTATCAGTTGCTCAATTTATACAAAATGAATCCTCTGATACAGATATGAAGGGTTCCTCGGAAGATTTTATTAAATCATTCGAAAAATCAAAAACATATAAAGTAAACAGTATTGTAAATGATTTGTTAACTAACCAAATAAGTGTTATTAACAACGAAGGTACCGTATACATTAATAAGGGAAAAGTAGTATCTAATAGTACGTTATTAAAACATTTTTCTCTGCCTTTTCTACAATTAATCGAAAAAGAGAACCCAACAGTTTTTAATAAGCTGTTAGCAAATCTTGATGGTATTTTGTATAAGGAAGTCTTAGAAAAGTCTTTAGAAGGTCTTACTGGTACAAATTTTAATTTACAGAAAGTCGCTAATGCAATTGAATTGGCGGGTAATAAAAGACTTGACCCTAAAACAGGTAAAATTCTTAGTGGTGTTGAAGATTCTTTTAGAAAAACTGTAACTAAGTTTAAGTCAGGGGTAGACATGCTTTTAAAACCTAAATTAGAATCAACTGATTTAAAAGAAGGGGATTGGACTGTAGAAAGATTTTTAGATCTTTTATTAGTGTATAAAGGCCAGTTTGATGTCAAAACAACAGTAGCAGGCACTGTAGATATTAATACTACTAAAGAGGTAGTAAATTCTTCTGATAAAAGGGGAGAGCAATTAGAAATTCCACAAAACCCTAGTTTAAATAAAGTAGAATTTTTTAATGGCTTTTGGACTAGAGCTGATGTAGCCAAGCAAACTGATAAGGTATTTTTATTTGGTGATAATACATCAGATAGAACTATAGGATACGTACCTTCATCTACACAAGCTGTTATCAGAGGTTTACCTAATGCTATTGGTATTGATACTAAAAAGAATAGGAAGACTAATGAAGGTAATATAGCTAAACCCTCTGCTAAAGGTAAGATGTCTTTTTCTTATGGTGATAATAAGAGAAATGATGTTATAGCTAATACTACTTTAGAAGCTATTGAAAAAGGTGAGAGGACTGCTACTACAAGATATGAATCTGATGGCCATATTGAATATTGGAAAAATTTAAGGGTAGGAGATGTAATAGAGTGGGAAGGGCAAAATAATAAAAAAGTATTAGTTGAAGTTACTAAACCTTTACATAAATTAGTAGGTAGTGGTAAAACCCCTGAACAATGGAGTTCTTTAGAAGGGTGGTCTGTTGATTATTTTAATTCTAAAGTAAAACCTAAGTTAAATAAAGCTTGGCAAATAGAGTATAAAATAGCTACATTTAATAACTCTTCTTACTTTACTGATGCAGATTTTAATCAATTTAAACAACAAGTAGATGAAGCTATTCAACAAGCTAAAGATAGTGGTAAAACAATTGTAATACCTGCTGATGGTATTGGTACAGGTAAAGCAATGCTTGAACAAAAAGCACCAAAATTATTTAAATATTTAAAGGATCAGTTAAACCTTCTTTCCACAGACGGTTTAAACATAAAAGAGGATTCTATAAAAACTGGTTCTAACGAATTAAATCCTACAGAAATTAGTACTGAAGCAAATGAAGCTGATAGTTTAGACAATGATGAGGATACTCCATTTTCAGTTGATTTATCTAAAAAAGGTAAAACAGCATCTGTAACAAAAGATACTAGAGGTACGAGTGTTAAAAAGCTTCAGGAACGGTATCCTGATGCTGTTATTGTCAAATATGAAACAGAACTTCCTTTAGATATCCAAGAAGCTATTAAAAATATGGGGGCTGAAGGTGAGGTTAAAGGTCTATATCATAAAGCTTCCGGAAAAGTGTACTTAATACAGTCTAACCTAACTACAATGGGAGAGGCTGAAGAAACTTATAGACATGAAACATTAGGTCACGCAGGCGTTATAAATTATTTAGGTGATAAATTAGATACTTTTGCTTCTGACTTAGTTACAAAATCTTCCGGCCAACAAAGAGCTGCTATAGAGAAAATTAGTCAATTATATTATGGGAAAGAAATCAAATCTCTTAGTAAAGCAGAAATAAGCCAAGTTGGACAAGAGTACATAGCTAAATTAGCAGAGACTCCTACTACTAACCCTACTATGTATAATAAAATAGTGGCTTTTATAAAAGAGGTTTTAAAATCTTTAGGCATAACTCTTAAAATTACAAATTCTGATATAAATGTTTTACTTAACAAAGTTGAAAATAGAAAAATTAATAATCAAGCTAATTCTGTTATAGAGTCTAGTTCTTTAAATTTAAGTAAAGTAGATTATAATTTAAAAGCTGTAGATATTTTATCTTCTGATAAGGCTAAACAAGTATTTGAAAAAGGTAAAAAGAATGGTTGGGATTTAAATAAAATTTTAACTGAACTTCAAATACCTAGTGCTCAAAAACAATTACTTTTAGATTTAGATATTACTGATAGAGAAAAAATAATTTCTAATACAGAGCCTACAAAAGGTGTACCAGAATTATTTGAATCTAATCCTGAATTAGCTAATATAGGTACATCAGAGCAATATTCTCAATATTTAGATACTATATTTCCTGGTAGTAAAGTAAAAGATATTGTTTATCATGGTACAAGAGGTTTCGATAATTCTGGGAGAGAAAAACCTAAATTTGATAATTTTGATAAATCTTTTATAGGTAAAGGTCAGGGCCTAAGAAGTGACGACATGGCTAAGGGTTTTTATTTTGGTTCATATAAAATTGCAGATAGGGTAGGTACTAGAATTATACCAGCTATTTTAAATATTAAAGAAAATAATAATACTACAATTAGAAGAAATACTATTGACTTTGATACTAGAGGGGATGTTTTTGTAGTATTTGAACCCGAACAAATTCATATATTGGGTTCTAAACAAGATATAGAAGGATTTAAAGAGTATATTTTACAATCTCAACAATCTGATTTAAGAGAACAAATAGTTTTAGAATTAGCTTCCAATTATAGTTATAGTGTTGAGATTAATACCGCTAAAAAACAACTAGATAAAGATAATACTACTGATGGTTTTGTATTAAATAATAAATATTATAGAAGAGGATATAGTTCAAATGGACTTCAAATTTTTGAAGTATCTGATATTACAGACTCTCAAAACTTTCAAATGTGGGAACCTGATACATTTACAGAACCACAAGAAATAACAAAAGAAGAATATTTAAAAGCAAGAGAACAAACTACTGAAAATACTCAACATTATTTTAACTTAACAGTTCCAGGTGGTACTAATGGAAGTTATATAGAAGCTAACATTGAAACTCCTATGATAGTTCCTTCTATACAATCTCACGCCCAGTTTAAAACAGATAATACAATTGGTTGGATGAGAGCAGATGAAAAACAAAATTATCAAGAAAAAGATATTGATAATTTGATAGAAATTATGAAAAAAAGTGGTATATTAGAAGTTAATTGTGGATAAGATGGTAGGAATTTATAAAATAGAAAATACTATAAATGGAAACTTGTATATAGGTTCTTGTTCTAATTTCAATGTTAGAAAAGGTTCTCACTTATGTTTATTAAGACAAAATAAACATTACTCAATTAAACTTCAAAGAGCATTTAATAAATATAAAGAAGATTCTTTTTTAATAACTTTAATTGAAGAATGTGAAAAAGAAAATTTACTTGTTAGAGAACAACATTATATAGATACATTGTTACCTAAATATAATATTTGCCCAACAGCAGGTTCAAATTTAAACAGAATTTTTACATCAGAACATAAACAAAATCTTTCTGAATCTCTAAAAGGCAAAATTAGAACTCCTGAACAAAAAGAAGCACAAAGACAATTGAAATTAGGTAAAACTCATTCTAAAGAAACTAAAGAAAAAGTATCTAAAATAGTAAACCAAATTAAAGGTAATAGAATTGGAGATAAAGTAAATTCAGAACAGATTTTAAAATTTGTAGATATTGCAAATAAAGAAAGTAATATTAAAACAATTAAACAAATTTGTAAAGAATATGATTTTAATTATAGAAGTATTTTGAGATTTGTATCTAATCAAACCTGGAAAGAATATTTTAATTTGTTAGAAAATACTACTGTTCTAAATTTTAAAAATCCTTCATTAACAAAAAAGAAGTAAATTATGGCTTGTAAATACACATATAAAGGAACAACTTATAATTCTAAAGAAGAATTTATAAATCAAGTAATCAATCCTCAATTTCTTTCTATCCAAAAAGTTAGGAGAGTGATGGAGGTTCAATCTGATTTATTTCAGAAATGGAGAAATAATTTTGAATTTGAAAATAATAAATATACTGCAAAAAAAGATGATAAAAATGTCTGGCATTATTATAAGAACGGTACTGAGATAAATGCAAATGAATATACTAAAACTTGGGAAACATTTTTAGATACATATTTAGATAATGCAGATGCTTTTACTAAATTACTTCAAAAAGATAATAACTGGGTAACATTCTTTGTTAAATCTATTATACAAGATAGTGCTAAGAAAGGATATGAAAAAGTGTTATTTCCTAGTGGTAATACTGCTAGTAAAGTTGAAGGACATACTACTTTAGAAGAATTTAAGAAACAGACAGAAGGTAGAATTAAAGAACTTGAAAATCAAAAATTTAGATTAGATAATACTTGGTTAGTAAGAGATATGTTTGATGTTTTTGGAGAAAATGATAAAGAATTTACTAATGAGGAAGAAGCTCAAAAATATGCTAATGAAAATTCTACACAATCTAATATTTTAACAGTATCTAAAATTAAATCTGACCAAGAAAGAGTTAATACAGAAATAACTCAACTTAAACAAGAACTTGAAAGAGTAGAAACTGAAGGATTTGGTGCTTTAAAACCTATTTATAACTTCTATGAAAATACTGTAACTAATATTCTTAATAAAACTTATGGTAAAGAGAATGTAAAAGTTATTACTGATGAATTTGGTAACACTTGGAATGAACTAACTTTAGAAGAATCTAGGGATTTAAAAAGTTTAACATTAAATAGGACTGCTATTGCTGAAAATAATACAAATGTTTCTACTGAAGAAATAAATTGGTTTAATTCAAGACTTAATTTAAATGGGACAAGACTTAACATTTCTGCTACTATTAATAGTAATGTATTTGGAACTTGGACTAGGGCAGGTGTTACTCTTTACGCTAACGCGGCCTCTGGTACGCTATATCATGAGGCATGGCACGAGTTTTCCCAAATGTATTTATTAGACACTCAAATAAATCGTCTCTATAATGAAGCTTTAGGAAAATTAAATAAAAAAGATAGAGATATTTATAATAGTTTAAATGACCATGATAAATCTTTATTTTTAGAAGAGTTTATAGCAGAGGATTTTAGAGGTTTTATGCAGACGGGTAAAAGTTCTTTAATTAAAGAAAACAAATCATTGTTTGAAAAAATTAAGGCTTTTTTAAATAAATTATTTGGAGATATTACTATTGAAAAAGCTTATGCAGATTTAAAAAATGGTAATTTAAATTCTTATACTAAATCTTCAAGTTCATTTTTTGGGGCTTTAAATAGAAGCGCTTATTTATTTGATGATTTAGGTCAAGACAGTGATAAAATTGTAAATAGTTTATTTGACCATATTGATATAAAGTATACTGAGTATGCTATGGCAAATAATGTTGATTTAAATGACAAAGAGGCCGTAAAAATATTTAATAGTAAAGTTTTTCCTAAAATTTATAAAGATTTAAGTAATTACTATACTATATTTGGAGAGAAGCTTGATAAATGGGGTCTTGCACACAAGGTGTATAATAGTATATTAAACAATAAAGTACAGACTGATAATGGAGAAGTCTCTAACTATCAAGTACTCATGTCTGAATATTTAGAAGAGCGTAACATAAAAAATATAGAAAAGAGCGAAGAGGATGAAGATAATGTAAATGATGCTGGCGAAGAAATAGTAGAAGAATTAGAAAAAGTTCGTAATAGTTTTGAAAATACTAACGAAAATGATTCTTATGCAGATGCTTCAATAGCACTAAGAAGTTTGCTTGAAAATATTCCAAAGGTAACTCCGTCTGGTGATAAGCATGTTATCCAATTGAATTCTTTTGGTTTTATGGATAAAGCCGATACTATACAATTGTGGAAAGTAATGTTAAATAATTTAGCAGGTCTTACAGATATTAATGTAATGATTGATAAATTACAAAGTTTATCTACTGATAATCCTAGCCTTCTTACTGTTATTCATTATTTGGGAGGTAAAAACCCTTCAAAATTAACTTTACAGGCAACTATTAAAAGAAGTGATTTTTATCATACTTTTAGTAATACCTTAGTTCCAAGAGAAGTGTCCTTATATGATTCTAAAAAAGGATCAATTTCGTTAAAAAGAGCAAATAATAAATCAGAAGAGCGTTTGTTCGATAGTTGGAAAACTAACTTTGAAGATTCTCCGTATGCCTTTAAAGGTGTAAATGGGGTTAAGTTTTTATTTAAAGATTTTTTGGCTGATTTTCCATTTTATTCTATAGAAATAACAGATGAAATGTTTTCAAAGCCTACCTTTAAACCTGTAATTAATGAGATTAAGGCAAAAAGGGTTGAATTTTTAAAGGCTTTAGGTATAGATTTGAGTGAAGACGCAGTAAAAAGTGGAGAATTTGATTTAATATTAAAAAATTATCAGTCAGAGGGTAACTTTGACATTATACATGATATACATAGATGGATAACTACTATGATAAGCAATAATAATCCTATTAATAATGTAATAGGAGATATGCTTGAGTACTCATCATTTAAAGATTTAAAAGGACAGGCTATTATTGGTAGAAAAAAAGATTTAAAAAGATTAGGGGAAATTGAATTAAAATACTCTTCTACATTTTTTGAGCCGTCTATTTATAATGCAGCAGATAAGCCAGAGTATGAGCACCAGTTAAATAACTATATGACTCTATTGTCTAATACTTTAAATAATCCAGAGTATGAAACTTTAAATGAAATCTTTGCATTACCTGAGTATAACCATTTAAATCCGGATGCCAATCCAATGTTATTAGGTAGTTTAGTTATTAATAGATTATTTACTAAAAATACAGAAGGTATTTGGGAAAGAAATAAAGAGAACGGTAAAAATGTTACATATAGTTTAATTAGTTATAATGGCTTAGATATTTTAAAGGTAGCTTCAGAAAATTTGAATGAAAAGGGACAAGTCACTACTAAACTAGCCGCTTTTGATAAACTTTCTATGGATATTCTTAATGCACTTTCTATAGGAGTACAAGAAAACATTAGAACTGGGGATAAATCTTCTGCTTATGCTTATAAAATGTCTAGTTGGGGTAAAGATAATTCAGGTAAAAAATTAAATACTCCTATATCACTTGAAGAAGCGTCAGTGATTAGTTTAAGAAATATAAATAGTTCACATATTGCAGGAGGAACTTTTATGCGTGATCTTCTCCTTTCAGAAATTAAACGTATTAAAATTGCTAAAACTACTAAATTAAATTCTAAAATTTATGATAAAAAAGCAACAACTTTTGTAATTTTCGACGCTTTATTATCTAATGGAGTGAAAGCAGATCTACAAAGTTTAATAGATTCTGCCTCTTCCCCAGACCACGCTGTTTTATTAGCAAAAGAGTACATATTAGGCCCTAAAGGAGAAAGAATTAAAGATTCTATAACAACTTACTTTTTAGGCAAAAATGGTACAGCAGTGGCTATGGAAAAAGCACTTTTAGATGGTGGACTATCTTTGTTAGCCTATGAGGGGGATGATGGTAAAATGGTTGAAGGAATTTCAGGATTATTTGGAAGTATTAAATACAGAGACGGAAAATCTTTAACTATAAAAGAAATAGCGCATGCTTATTCTACTATTTCTTTTATTTTGAATGCAGAAAATATGAGAGTATTATATGGTGATTTAGCTTTTTATAAAGATCCATTTAAACGCTTTTCTGGTTTTTCTGCTACTGGTACAATGGCTAGAACAGATGATGAGATGTTACGTTTCTTGCGTAATAATCCTAATACTCTTTTGCAGTCAAGAAATTACATGTATGAAAATGACTTATTAGATGAAGCTGATTTTCAAATTTCAAATGAGTTTAAGGTAGCTGTATTTAAGGATGTTAGAAATGTATCTCAATTTTATGAAACTATTAGAGCTGGTATAAAAAACCAAAAATTAAAAGAGGGATTTTCTGAAGAGACTGCTGAAGAATACGTAGATAAATTAGATGTATTAGAACTTTATAGGGGTAAAGCACTTGAAGAAGGTCATGAAGGTTATGAAGAACCTGATGCTACTGCTGTTTGTACTTTAGAGTGGTATCGAGTAGATTCTTTAAGAACTGAGAGTTGGTCAGAAAAGCAAGAAAACGCCTTTGTAAAAATTATTACAGGAGAAGCATTATCTAATGAAGAAATAGCTCTATTTCCTGTAAGAAAAGATCAATATACTGGTGGAATTAAGAATAGCTTAGGGTTATTTGTTCCAGCTTTACATAAATACGCTATTGTACCTTTAATACCATCTGTAATAGCTGGTACACCTTACGAAAAATTAAATAATAGAATGTTAAGACAGAGGGTTGGTTATGCTACATTTGCGTCTGGCTCTAAAATAGAAACGCTTACTGATGAAAATGGACAAATAAATGATTTTTATGGTGAAGATGGTGATTTTAATGATAAAGAATTAACTACCCAAACTATTTTTTGGAAGTTTATGAAAAATCAGGTTAAAATAGCCCCTAAAATGAAGACTGAAAATACTTTTGGTACTCAGTATAGAAAACTACTTTTTCAAGATAAGTTTAATGGGGGTGTACCAGTAGATGTAAAAGATGATAACTGGTTTAACCTAACTTTGGATGAAAAAATAAAACTTTCTCCAATATTTAAGTTATATCATGAGTATAATACCCTTTTACAGGACATGGTAAATCATGAAAAAGATGGTTTAATTAAAGAATTAGGAATTAAGCAAATCAATGAAAAATCTACTATAACAAATTGGTCTAATTTAAGAGATTTAATTAAACAAGAAATTCAAAGGCGAGATTTACCTAATTCTGTATTAGATACGTTTAAAACTATTACTAAAAAAGGTAGCAAAGATGAAGTAGAGCTTTCTGTTAGTGATTTAGAAGGAGCTAAAAATAAACTAATCGTTGAAAAGATTTTATTTAGTATTATAAACAACCGTCTTGTAAATCAAAAGGTTTATGGTGACGCTTTAGTACAAGCTTCTGTAACTGGTTTTGAAAAAACATATGTAAAAGAAAGATTTAAAAATAAAGGTTATAGTAAAGATTTAGCTTTTTATAGAATAGACCCTAATACAGGAGAAACTCTTGCTATGCAAGTAAAAATTTCTTTTGACCCTAATAAACATATGGCTTTATTAGCATTAGAATTTGAAGGTAAGAATTTTAAAAGGGAAACATTAGCAGAGTCTATAAAAGACCTTAATGCTATATTGATGGCTGCTCGATTAGATGAAAATTCTAAAGAGGGTAAGTGGGTAGAAAAGAATAAAAAATTCTTAACTATGGTTGGTTATAGGATTCCTACACAGGGGCTTAATTCAATTGAAGTTATGCAAGTAGTAGAGTTCTTAGATCCTTCTATGGCAAGTACTATTATTGTACCATCAGAAATTGTTGTTAGTGCTGGATCAGATTTTGATGTGGATAAATTAAATATTTTTCAGTACAAAATAAGTGGTGGAATAGAAGAAGGAAGTAAACCATTTATCTTAACTAAAACGTTTGATAAAAATGGTATAAAAACTGTTTTTTCTAATAGATTGTTAGACGTTGCTGTTAAAAGTCTTTTAATGCCAGAATCTTTTGAAGGTATGGTTACTCCTAACTCAACTAATATTATCAAAGATCAAATAGCAGATAAGATTAAAGCTGCTGTTGGTGCCAGAACAGGAGAATTTAATTTATCTAAATCTCCTACATTAGTATTAGATGCTTTAAATATATTAGAGCAGTTTAATGCATTTTTAGGAGGTAAAGATACTTTAGGTATAGCTGCCTTAGCAAACACATTTACTCAATTGTACCAAAGTTCTGGTGCTTATTTATCTAATTTTGTAGATAAACGTGAGGTAATGTATTTTTTACCTCATCGTAAAGTAATTGTTGACGGTGTTGAACATATTGATTATTCACATAGTTATACTTTAGACGATATTAAAAAATCAGAGTTATTTTCACAATTTATAAATGCGTATGTGGATATAGCAAAAGAACCCTTTATATTTTATATGAATGCAGGTAAAATGATGGCCCCTGTAATATTTCATATGTTACAAATGGGAACTTCACCTATTGATGTAGCTAACTTTATGAATCAACCAATTATACGTGATTACGTTAAGATGTTGAATATGAAAGAATCTAAATTTTTAAAAATTGCATTTTCAAGATCTAGAAATGAGGAATTATCTGGTAATTTTAAAAGCTTTGTTCAAGACTCACTAGTAGAAAAGTACTCTGATTCTAATAAAGGATTTAAAGGTATTAAGAACGATTTTTTATCTAATTATGTAAAATATGCTAATTCTTCTTATGAAAGAATTTCAAAATCTTTGGCTGATGATTTAATTATGCCATTAAATTTTGATAAAAATTCCCCTTCTAGTAAAAGACAATTAATATATTTAGCTCAATTAGATGAGTTATTATTTCAAAGTGGTTTGTTGAGAGATGTTACCGGCACATTAAATTTTGATACTGGAAAGACTTCAAATATTATGTCATTGATAGATAAATCTCAAAAGGTTACTAAGTATAGTAAAACAGACAATATTTTTCCTAGTGTTGTTTATAATAGAATTAAAAATGAAACTCCAATAAGGGCATTTGAAAATTTTGATTTATTAAAAGAGTTATTTACACCGTTATTTCCATTGTCCTCTAATCCTTTGGTTTTAGATACACTTGCTAAAATTAAATTAGATTTAACTAAAGCAGGTATTTATGGTGCTAAGTCCGTTGAAAAAGTGGAAAAGCTTTTTTATAATCAATTAATATCTTTTATTGTTCAAAATGGTTTAATAGTTGAAGGTAAATTTGTAAATAATATTTTTACCAAATATGCCAAAATGTTATCAGGTGAAAATAATATTGGAACAAGATTAAATAATCTTCAAAATAGATTTGAAGAAGTAATGCCAAATGCTAAAGAAACTAGATTTATAAATTTATTTTCTAAAAAAGAATCTAAAAACTCTAATATTGTTAGTATTACGTATGAAGGTGATAGAATAACAGGTAGGTTAGCAAATGCGTATGAAAAACAATTTAGTGATTTACTGGAATTTACGCATCCCGATGAAAAATTTGCAGATGATGTTAGAACATTTTTTAAAGATTTAATTTATACTAATTTGGTAGAGAATGGTATATCTAAAACAGGTACAACTTTTAATGAACTTATACCTAGTGAAGAGTTTAGAAATGTTGTAAGACCCCTTATAGATAGCTTTATCAGCCAAATAACTCAGACACAATCTGGTACAAATCTCTTTAAAGGATTTTTAGACCATTTTCCTGCTTTATTTAGACAAAATAATGGTGGGATATTTAAAGAAATTTCTGCTAAAGGGACTGGTAATTTTAAAGAATATAAGTTAAGGATTTCTAATGGACTGTTTAGACTATCCCCTACTATTGTATCTAAGAAGAACGCGTTTATAGAAATAGACCCTAACTTTTCTAGTGATTTACTAGGAGGGGATACTGTAGGTACTTTAACACCCGCAACTGGAACATTTTCTTTTTATGGTTTTACTAATATTAAAAACGCTGCTAAATTATCTGCTTGGCAAAATGTTGAAGCTGTTAGTCCTAGCGCTGTTAGTTATTATAATGTAAAAACGAGGGTTTTAAGTAATGAACAATTATTTATAGAAGGTAAAAAAACTGCTTTAACACTTCCTGTAACTATTACACAAGTAAAAGAAGGGGATAAAACAATTGACACTTTAAAAATTGAGGACAAAAGTTATAGAGTTGGTGATGTTGTTTTCTTTGGGCATTCTTTTAATAAATTTAGAATTACAGCTCTTGTAGATTTAGGTAAAAATTTAAATAACCATGATATGTTAACTGTTATGGCAAAAAAAGAGTATGTTAATTTATGATTTTACACAAAAAGAAGTTAAAAGTTCTTATTTGAATATTGTTGGTGTATCTGGTACACAAGTTCAATTTGAAAAAATTGTTGAAGAGTTGGATTCTACTTTTGAATACATGAATTCTTATGTTTCTACTATTCCTGGAGAGTATTATAGAATTTTAGAGGGTCAGAAAAAACAATTAACTTTGGAGGTAAATAGACCAATAAGTGTAGGGGATACTTTAATTATTAAAGAAAATAATTTTAGAAACTCAAATATGCTACAAATTAAAGTTACTGAAGTTTCAGATGTAAATATTAATGAATTATTTCAAAATAGTGACGAATTTGAGAAATACCTTCAATTAGAAAATAACCAAGAACATGCAGCTCAAGCTAAAAAAGAACGTATAGAAGTAGCTGCTGCTGGTGAAGGTCTTGTAAAAGTTATTAAATTTGAACGGTTAGCAGTAGAAAAAACAAACGATGCTTCTCAAGAATTACCTGCTGTTATTCAAACAACTAAAGTAAAGTCTGCTGATATGACCAGTATAACAGTATCAGGAGCTGTTTATAATATCGGTACAGATGGTAAATATTTTACTGCCAATGGTAAAGAGGTCACAAATGAAACTATTCTTAATAAAATTAAGGCTAACTTATCCTTTTTAGAAGGTACCCTTAGAGAAAGTACTTATAATAATTCTAAGTATTTTATTTTACCTGATAATACTATTATTGGAACAGGTAAAACTAATTTTGGAAAGGTTACAATTTCAGATCCTCAAATACTCCAAAAAATTATAAATTCTTCCGTAACTACACAAAAAGATTGTTAAAATGGCTTGTAAATTAAATATAGAAACAACTATTAAGGGTGTTATAAATAAACTTATTACTGAGGACTACTGGGGAAATTCCCCGGTAGCTGCTCGTAATGTAATGAAAGATTTAAACAGTACTTGGAATAATATTAATGTAGTCAAGGTTGAAACTGTTAATGGTGTTTCAAGTATCATTACAATAGATAAAGGATTGCAAAAAGCAATAGAATATGTTTATGATAAACAAATAGAATTTGAAAATTCTAGTGATTTTGAAGCCTTTTCTGATAATCTTGTAGCTACCTTAAAAAATATAGAAAATAGCCAAGAATCAAAAAAAGAAAAAATAAATATTGAAAAAAGTTTTGATAATCCAGATTATATCAGTAAATTAAATGATAACGGAAGCATAATAAATAATTGTTAAAAATATGAGTAGTTGTAAATATACATTTACTGACGAAGGGTCAGGTAGATTATTTGAGTTTGCATCAGAAGATGCCATGTTTGATTTTTTACAAGAAAAAAAATTAAATAAAAATATAAATGACTTAGTTAACTCTTTAGATTCATTAAAGGATTCTGGTCTTGTAAAAGCATTTGAAAATATAAAAATTTTTTTAAATGCCTCTTATAGTTTAGAGTGGTTTAATGCCCTTAGACATAAGTTTCCAGAACTTAAAGAGGCCTCTTCAAGACTTAGCTCTTTGAATAAAGGAACTACAGATGAAACTTTAAAACAAGCGCAGTCTATTGTAGCTTTTTTACAGTCTGGTATAGTAACTTCTGAGGCTATTAAGAAGCATTTTATAGAAACTATGGATAAGTATAAAGATAATCCAATTGAAATTTATAATCAGTTGTTTGATGCTAATAACTTTGCTGTAGCATATTTAGATGTAGTAGGAGAATTAAAAAACTATTTTATTTTAAATGATATACCTGATACTAATGATGTATATGTTGCTTTAACTAAATTAGAAAGAAATCTTAGCTTTATTAAAGCTCAGTATAATAATAAATCTTTTGATCATGTTGTTAATACATTATATGATGTGTTTAAGAATATGGATATTTCAGGAAATAATGTGAATATTTTATCTCAATTGTCTGATATAAATGAACAATTAGTAGAAGCTAATAAATTAGGCGATGTTTCGGAAATAAAAAGATTAGAAGCTATGAAAGATAGTCTTGAAGGTTCTCATCCTGAGTTAGAGGCCCGTAAAGGCAGGGTTATCACCCGTTTAAAGCGTGCTAAGGAGCAGCAAAATGAGAAGTTGATAGATAAGTATACCAAAGAATTAAAGGCCTTAAATAATAAAAGAATTACCAAGGATCTTATAAAGCAAATTTTACTTGGTAAAGGGGGTGATGTAGGTATTTTAAGTGCCTATTTAGAATCTGCTGGAATGTCTGGTGATCCTATTGTTTCTGCTATGCAAAAAATATTAAATACACATCAGAGAAACATAAGAAAACAAGGTATTCTTATACAGGATACTTTGGATACTTTTCAGCAAAGATTATTTACGTTAAATGGTGGAAATAAAAATAATTTAAAAGAATCTTATAAAGATTTATATCAATGGGTAAATATTTTAAGTTTTGATGAAAATGGTGAAGAAGTTGTTGAAAAAAGACTTGCTTTAATGACAACTTTTAATTGGGAATTTTTAAATGCGCATAAAAGATTAAAAAGAGCTTATTCTGAAGCTAGGAAAACAGCTGAAACCGCTGAAGAAATGAAGACAGTTAATGAGTTATTCAAGAATTTAAAATCTTGGGAGAGAGAGAATTTAGAACTTCCTGGAAACGAAGAATTTTATAAAGTTTTTGATAATATCTCATTAGAATCAAGAGAAGCTTTAGATGAAGTAAATGCAGAAATTACACTTTTTGATCATATGCATAAAAACCAGTTAAATTTAACTGTAGAAGATTGGAAAGATTATAAAAGATTACAATTAAAAAAAGCTAATCTTTATAGTAAATATGATGCTTATACAGGTAAGGAAAAAACAGGGAAAGAATTAGCCATCGCAGAAGAATTGTCTTCTTATAGAGAAAAGGTTAATGGCTTGTTTAATGATAACGTAGATAACCTAGAAGGTGCCGCAAAATGGGAGAAAAATAGAAGTGTTTTTGAAAGCATTCTTTCACAGCGTCTTTCAGATGGACTTATTAATGAGGAAGATTATAAATTTCAACTATCTGTTTGGCATCAAAAAAATAGTTTAGCTTCTTATACTGATTCTTTTATAGAAGAAAGAACTAGAATTTATAATAGGTTAGCAGAGCTTTCTAGTAAAAAAGCTGCTCGTGTTGAACAATTAAGACTTGATTTAGCCACTTTAAGGGGATCTAGACAAGCAAAAGATGATCAAAACCAGATTATAGGAGATCTTTATACAGAAGCGCAGGCGGCTAAAATTAAAGAAATACAAGAAGAATTGGAAACTTTGCGTTTAGATGATGGGGAAGTTTCAACGAATGAAAAAGTATTATTTAATAAAATTATACAAAAATATGGTTTGCCGGCCTATTGGGTAGATAGAATAGGAATAGATGACGCACAATTAAAAGGAGAAATGACTCCAGAAGATTTTGAAAATTTTAAACGTATTGATTTAAAAATACAAAATTCTAGTGCTAATGGAAATAAAAAAGAAATTTTTGAATTAATAAAAGAACTTGACAAATTACAAGAAACCGTAAATACAACCTATTATGAAGAAGTTTCTGCTAATAAAAAATTTGAAGTTGAACAGAGTACCGTAAGAAACACAGGAGAGACTGATGAAGAATTTAATAAAAAAGTAGAAGAAAACTTTAAAAATAGCTCTTGGTATTTAGATAATCATTATAATAAAACTGTTTGGGACGACCGTTCCAAAGGATATAAAGTAGTTAGTAAACCGATTACAATTTGGACAGTTACTAGACCTAAAAAGCAAGAAGACATTATTAACACGCCAAATTATAAATACAGTAAAACAAGAGAAATTAAAGACAGTTATAAAAATGACAAGTCTGTATATGATGAAACTTTAAAGAGTTATTTACCAAAAGAGTCTAAATGGAAAAATTCTAATGCTTCTACTAATCCAGAAGTAAAAAAACTTTTAGGTGAATTAACAGAATATTATTTAAATAGTCAAAAAACAACTACTATTCAAAATAGATTAGGGTATTTTTTAGGTGGAAAGGAACAAGAATTAAATGAAGCTCTTCTTAATTCAGGAAGTATAAAAGAAAAGGGACAAAAAATATGGTCATATACAAAAAATAGATTTAAATTTGCAGCGTCAGATAAAGATAATGGTTATGGATTAGCGGAATTATCCGGTGAACCTTTTCAATTTGTACCTGTTAAATATAATAATAAGTTAACAGAGGAGGATCAATCTTTAGATGTATTTGGGAATATTACAGGTTATTTATATGATGTCGCTCAATCCAATGAAATTCAAAAATCTTTGCCTACTTTTAAATCTATATCTAAAATTTTAAATGAAAATACTCCAGAGTCTGCTAAACAAAATTCTTTAGTTAGGGGGTTAACTTTAACATCTCAAAAGTTTGTTAAAGGCGACACAAATTATAGAGCACAACAAGTAGAAGCACTTATATTAACACAAATTTATAAAGAGTATAAAAAGCGAGGAGAAAACAGGGTATTTTCTAAATTTGTAGATAATGTCAATGGTTTTGCTGCTTTTACTTCATTAAGTTATAATATACCTAGTGCAGTTGTAAACTGGGTATCTGCTAGAATTCAAATTACTATTGAATCTATGTCAGATGAATTTTTTAATTATAAAACGTGGAAAATTGGTGAAGCGGCTTATTTAAATTATGCGAAAGATTTTATGAAAGATTTTACTAAATCTGGTAATAAGTCTTTTATATCTAAATTAGTTGCATTATTTGACCCAATAACAGGGGAATATTCGGAAAGCATAGAGGAAGGATTTAAAAGAACTGCGTTAAGAGAAATTGTACAAAATAGCCCTGCAAATTATTTAAGACATTTAGGAGAGCACGAAGTACAGATATCTACTATGTTAGGAATGTTAAAAACAAGAATTGTGACTTATAAAGGTAAGACTACTAATTTATTAGCTGCTTACGAAGAAAATTTTAAAGTTACAGGCCTAATGGAATTTGCTGAAGGAGATGTTAGCTATGTGTTAAATGATGGAGGAACATTTTCTAAAACAATGGAATATACCCAAGATTCTGAAGTTAATTTAATAAATAAAATTCAGAGTATAAACGAAGGGCTTCATGGTAATTATTCAAAGCTAAATCAAGCTATGGTTGAAAGGTATTCAGTTGGTAGAATGGCCTTTTTCTTTAGAAAGTTTTTTGTTCCATTATTTGCTAAAAGATTTTCAGGTTTACGTGCTAATATAATGCGTGATACTTATACAGAAGGTTTTTATATTACTTTCTATAATTCTGTTATTAAAGAGCTTTTTAATGTAGTTACAGGTAAAGAACGTTTAACAAATCCAAAAAATTGGTGGACATCACAAACACCATTACAAAAAGCTAATTTAAAAAGAGCTGCGGCTGAGATACTAATGATCTTATGTATATATATCATATCATCTGCTCTTACAGCTTTAGCTGATGGAGATGGTGATGGAGAACCTGATAAGGATGCTAATTTCTTTTTACTTCATGCTATTTATTTAGCTAAAAGAGCCCGTTCTGAAACAGAACAATTTATGCCTGTTCTTGGGGCTAATGAAATTAGTAAAACTTTAACAACTCCTTCAGTAGCTTATAGTATGCATTATAGAAATACTTCTAACTTGGTTAAGCACACAATTGGGTTATTAACAGGGGAAGAAAATGCTTATCTAAAACAAGGAAAAGGATTCTTTGACCCAGACGCACCTAAAGTATTAGGAGACTTATTAAAAATTATAGGTATTTCTGGCAATACATTCCATCCACATGAATTAATCAAAGGATTTGATTACGCACAAAGGAATTTATAATTGTCAAAAAAAAAGGAAAAGGCGTGGATATTTTCCACGCCTTTTTCACTCTTTCACTTTATTGTAATTAACACTAATTCTATACATACAAGAATCTAATTTTGCTAATAACGATTTTCCTAAGCCTCTTACTTCGTATTTGAAGTATTTTATAATAACGTCTTTATCATTTAAAGATAAAATTGTAACACCTTGTAAGCTATTAATAAATACAATTAAAATATCTAAAATATTTTTTTTGTCTTTGTTAATAGTTTTTAATTTTTTATACGTTTCGAAAATAGTCATCTATTTTTTATGGTTTCTTAATTCTTCATGTAACTTATAAAAAGATAAATTAGAGTGTTTTAAAGCAATGCAATGTACTGCATATTCATTAAGGGCGAAATCATCACAAAATAAATGAACTACTTGTTTATTTACATCACTACAAAAAAATGTAACAGCTTTTAAATTTCCTAATTCTAGTAAAGCTTTAAACACACATTCTCCTGGGAAGTAATATTTAAAATGAAACACAAAATCATCTATAGATCTAGCCCTCCCGCCACAATTACTTAAAAAATCCCCATTTTCATTTCTTACTTCTGTATTTTTACATGACATAAAAAAATATTGTATAAAAGCAGTTATACTTTTATCATCTCTTTTTTTCCATTCATTTTCACTTGATACCCCCAAACGAAGTTTTTCACCATTCATATAGTAAATCTTCCATTGTTCTAATTGAGTCATTTTATCCATTGTTTAACTCTTCAAAAAGCTTATTTAATCTTAAATCTTTTTTATTTTTAGTTAATACCTTATGACACGTTTCAATTAATCCTCCTCCATTAAAAGAATATTTAAGAACTAATTTTTGAACATCGTTACAAAAAAGTGGGTAAATATTAGATGACTTATTTAATTCTTTTAGTAATTCTATAAGGTTTCCTTGTGGAAAATAGTATTTAAAATGACTCATTAAATCAGATAAAGATCTTGCATAACCCCCTGAACTACTATAAATACTTCCTTTTACAGTACGAGAGCTCGCACTTACAGCTGTTGTAATAAAAAATAGAATAAAGTTGTCAATTGATTTATTTTCTAAACTTTCCCATTGTTGTTCTAGGTGTATCGGGAATCTTAATTTATGTTTATATTTATAGTGGCTTTTCCACAATTCTACTTGTGTCATACTTGTAATGAATTTAAAAAAATTTCTAGATTATCTATTCTTCTGTTTCCTACATTGTAATTCTTATTGTGTGTCCTTGTTTTTAAAAAACAAGAAATTCCCGAACTGTTTAAATCTACAAAATTTTCAATTGAATCATCTATCATTATATCACAACCAAATTCTTTTAAAACTTTTGATTTTGATTCCCCAAAATCTACTTTTAAAATAGGTGCAAGTGGTATTAAATTTATTAACATCCATTCCTCTATCCATTCTAAGGGTATACTTCTAGCTGTGCAGTATCCCGCAATTGGATAATTTAAATTTTTAACATCTATAAGTAATGGCATACTTACCCAAAATTCTTTATCTTCTTTTATAATTTTTAAAATAGGCTTTATTCTAGGGTCTTGCCAGTGTGTTACAGGAATATCTTTATCTATATAGCCCTTATTAATTAAGTGCTCTTCAAAAGCTCCTACAACACCGTCTAAATCTAACACTACTTTTTTAAACTGTTTATTAAACCAAAAGGGTCTATCGTCTTTTTCAGGATGAGTTTTACCTAATTCTAAAAGAGAAAATAAACCCCACGCAGCATTTGATAAATTTGCAGTACCTAAATCTTCATCTATTTCTTTTCCTACTTTCCAATCACTTATATGCCTTTCTACAGAAGCAATTGTTTCCATAAAGCTTAAACCTTTACGCCAATTATTGGCACCAGAATCAATTACTTCCATAGATAAAGATTCTTTGATAGTTATTTCAGACCCCTTATGAAAATTACCATCTGAGTCCTTGTACAAGGTATATTTATGGGCCCCTTTAGTATAAGTGTCTCCTAAATATTTCATCGGACCTGTTGGTATTAAATCATACCTAATTTTACCTTTGTTATAACGCTTTCCGCTCATTTAAATAGAGTTAATAATTTTTTTAAAATCCCCACATTTTTTTTCTTTTGGTTTAAATCTTTTTTGTACTTAGGAGATTTTTCGTAAACCTCACTTAATTCAACGATTTGTCTTATATTATTATCCTCTTTAAAATTAAGCCTATAAAATAAAGATATTGATACATCATTTTTAGTTTTATAGAACCAAAGCCTAAAAATTTGGGGTGTTTTGTAATAACGAATCCCTGCATTTATTTGATTTATAATATTGCTGTTACAAATTACTTTTTCAAATGTTTTTACCATTATTTTTGTACTAATTCAAATCTATCTGGTGAACACCATTCAGTGTTTTGCCTAAATAAATTTAAATCTAAGTTTTCCAATGTATGTTTACATCTTATATAATTTTTATCCGTTTTTTTACCCACATCCACATGAACACAACCATTGTGTACAAGTAAATTGTGAACAGAACAAATTTCTCCTAACTTTAAATCCGGTTTTCCTTCTAGATTTTCATATTGTTTGTCATCTATTACTCTAACTATATCACCTATTTTAAGCATCTTTATAAAATTTTATTTGTTTGAAAATTACTGGTTTTGTTAATGTTTTAAAGGATTTAATTATTTTTAAAATACTTTCTGGGCCTTTTACTTTTTCAGCTTTAAGACTTTTTAAAAGAGCTTCTAATCTAATAAACTCTGTTTTAGTGTCTTCAATTTTTTTGTCCTCATGAAAATTTGAGGTTAAATTAAAATTACACGCATCATTTAATGATTGGACAAATTTTATACAACTTTTATCAGCAAAAGTATTATTACTACTCTGTACAGATTCTCTAAATAATAATTTGTTTAATAAGTCTTGTGTTGCTTCTAATAAAACCTCATTAAAAGTAAAATCTTTTTTAGTGTTAAGCTTTCTTTTATAGACTTCTTTAGAATTATAATTTAACATAGAAATAGTAGAATTAAAATCTTTGTAAAATTTACCATAAAATTTAAATGATTTATAACACTCTATTATGTTCTTAGTCATAAAAACGTATAAAGTATACATAGTTTTTCGTAACATCTCAGAATGTTCTAATACCGTATTTAATTTTAATAATTTACCATCTGTGTTATATATTTTTATAACCCTGTTTTCTATTATTATCTCTATACGAAGGCAATTTTCTGCCCAAGTAAATAATTCTGAGTAAGTTGTTGTTGGGGTATCTGTAATATCGGTTTTTAATGCTGGCTCAAATCCAAATTTTGCAAATAATTTTAAATACGTTTTTAATATTACGCCATCTTTTTTTATAATCATAATTTTTTATAAAATTTTCCTTCTACTAAAACTAAATTTGTAAATATCTTTACGTTTGATTGTGGTTTTTGTAACCCCCCGGTAATAAAATTTTTTCCTTTTACGTTTTTATGTATAGAGGCACAAGAAATTAAATACTCCTCTTCCACTAAAATTGATTTAATTACTAGGTGATCTACATTTCTTATATTTAAAATAGAATACTTGACTAAAATAGTTTTACCGGAAAAGTTTTTTCTGTACTCTGGTTTAACTCCTATATAATAATCTTTATATGTGTCGTAAAATAAACTAATAAATACATTTTTATTTCGGATTTTCCAAGAAAAGTCTCCTATATAAATACAATTTTTATCAACAAAAAATTTTATTAGTTTTTTATCCAAAGATTGTAAAGTATTCGTTTTAACTGGTAAACATTTACAAACAGAATTAGGCTTTCTAAAAGAATTACAGGCCCTACAAATTCTAGTATTTAAACACTTTGTTTTTTTTATTTCTTTTCTTTGCATATTCCTTTATTAAATAAATTTAATCTAAGTAAGTCAGTTTCGTGGATATAAAATATAGGAGCAATAATTTCAGTTTCCTCACAAAATTTTGATATAATATCAATAATCCTTGGCCCATTCAATAAACTTACTTTTGCCTTTAATTTTTGACTTTGTATGCTGGTTTTAGGTATTTCTTTATCACTAAACCCCGATTCGTATGAAAGACAAATTTCATCTACCCTAAAATAATTAGCTTTAAAGTATTCCAATAATTCGTGACCTTTTGTAAAGCTCACACAAGGATAACTTGCGTATAATAAACTAGCTTTAACAATTTTAACTACTTTATTGTCTTCTTTTATTAAAAAAGTGTCGTTTTTTGATAAATCAGCTATTGTTTCTGTACTATAATACTTATCTAAAAATAGTCTCATTATTTTAATTTTAAAGAATTAAAAATATGCTGAGGTAATATTTTAGAAACTATCGTTAAATCAGGTTTATAATACAACATCACGCCATATAAAGCTCCTAAAATAAAAAAAAATTCTGGGGGTAACTTTAATTTTATAACATCTAAAAGAGCTTTTTCTAAAGTATCATTTCTTTTGATAATACTAAAAATAATTTCAGAAGTGTGCTCTTTTTTAATAAGGGCCCTTTCTAAAAATACTCTTGGTGTTTTACCTATATCAGATTTTTTTGGTTCCTTTATAAATAAAAGATCTTGTGTTTCTAAAATATTTCCTGGATTTAAGTATCCCATTAATTCTAAGACATAATAAATATTTTTTTTCCCATAAAAGCCTCCATTTATAAAAGGAATTAAACAAACTAAAAAGTCTGAATTCAATGAATCCTCTATTTTTATACCCTCAAATAAAAAAGATCTTATTTCACTTGTATTTTCAGGGTACAAATTTAATAGCTTTTTTACTGTTTCTAAAATAAGTACAGGATCTAAACGATAACTTACACTTTCTTGTAATGCTAAAAAAACTAGAAAGTTATCGTCAATAATAAAAGGCACACCGAATCTCTGTGAAATCGTTATAGCTTTAAAAACTCCGTAAACTTGACTAGTCATCTTTTTCTATGGTTTTTATTATTAAGGTTTTTAAATTAGCTGGTACTTCAGAAAGCAACACGATATTTCCTGTAGTATCTTTTTGATATTCTATATTAATGAAAGTAACCTCATCCTCTATTTGTATTTTTATTTCTTTTGTCATAATTAAAAAATTGGGGGCTTTTGTACCCCCAATAATGTTTAAAATTTTCCTGATGATCCAAAACCTTTTTCATTTCTAGCAGTACTTTCAAGTACATCTACTGTAATAAATTTAACTTTTTCTACTGGACTAAAAACTAATTGAGCTACCCGCTCTCCCGAAGAAATTGTATAATCAGTAGTAGATAGATTAATTAATCCTATTTTAATTTCCCCTGTATAGTTACTGTCAATTGTTCCTGGAGAATTAATTACAGTAATTCCGTGGTTAATTGCTAAACCGCTTCTAGGCCTAACTTGCGCTTCATAGTTTTCCGGTAAAGAGATGTAAATACCTGTTGGAATTAAAACTCTTTCAAAAGGCTTAATAACTTTTTCTGTTTCTAAGTCACAATGTAAATCAACCCCTGCATCCCCTTCTCTTTGATAATTAGGATTTACATTTTTTGATTTATTTATAAGTTTAATATTTAGCACTTATATTATCGTAATAAAAATTATTTAACAATTTCTTTTTTTTTATAAAACTCATCTTTGTAGATAAAAAAATAGTAGATTTTTCTAATAATCGAGAAGGTTGTTCTGTTTTATCTCTTACATCCCAAATGTATATTGAAGGAACTTTAATAATTTCATTATTACAATTTAAAATTATATCCCCATCTAAAGCAGTGTTTACAATTTTACCAAAAGCTTCTAATTGAAAATCTTCTAAATATACACTACATGCTAAACTTTTAACTGTTTCCGTAATATAAAAAAATTTTCCTCCAAAAAATTCTAACTCTGTTAATTGTTTATCTTTTTTAAAGCCTGTATCGGACACAGTAAAAAAACAATCTTCAGTAATACTTTTTATATCTACTTTATCAGGGTCTAAAGATTTTAATAAAAGGTTTCTTTTACTCGCTTTTTTATGTAATTTAAAAAACTCTTCATAAATTTCAAGTCCTGTGTTAATATTACCAGAATAAATAATTCTTAATGGTGTATCAACTTCCTCTTTAGTTTTTTCTTTAATATTTATCGTCATGATTCACAGGATGCACAAGTTACTAAATTATTTACCATTTCTTTCGCTACACTTTGACTTCTTTGATAATAAAGAGTTTTAATTCCTAATGACCAAGCTTCAATAATTAATTTATTTACATCTTTTACTTCCATAGTAGAAGGTATATTTAAATTTAAACTTTGTGCTTGATCTATAAATTTCTGTCTAATGGAGGCTTGTTGGATGATCTCCAACTGACTGATTTCTTTAAAGGTTTTAAAAACATCTTTTTCCTCTTTTGTTAAAAAGTCTAATTTGTTTACAGAACCACTATCCATCATAATAGTTCTCCAAACATCTTCATTATTATAACCTTTTTCTTCTAAAATTATTTCTAGATATTTATTTTTTCGCATAAAGTTACCTTTAGCTAATCCAGCTTTAAAATAATTGCTGCTGAAGGGTTCAATACCCGGAGAGGCCTGTCCAAGAATTGCTGAACTCGATGTGGTAGGGGCGATTGCAAGTAGAGTAGTATTTCTGCGGCCTTTAGTGCCCTCTTTAGCGTCTTTAAAGATGGGAGCTGTACCAAACAGTTCTGCAAGTTTTACAGAGGCTTCATGGGCTTTTTCACTTATGTTTTTAAAAATACTATTTGTAAGTTGTTTGGACTTCATACCCTCAAAAGGGAGCATGTTTTTTTGTAGATAAGAGTGCCATCCGAGTGCTCCCAAACCTATAGCTCTGTGCCTAATTGCAAAATTTCTTGCGTTAGTAAGATAATAATTACCTTCTGTTTTAGCAATAAATTCCTCTAACACAGCGTCTAAAAAGAAGATTGCTGTTTCTACTGCGTCTGTATCTTTCCATTCGTCATACAATTCCAAGTTCATAGAAGATAGGCAACAAATAAAAGATTCGTCTTTAGTAGATGGAAGGGCTATTTCAGAGCACTGCCCAGTTAGTAATCCATTAAACATTCCCATATTTCTCTTAGGTTCTGTAAAACAATAAGTATCAGAAAGATCTGGAAGAGATTGTATATTAATAACAACAGCTTTAACTACTACAGAATCAGGAGTTTCCCATGTAAGCAACTCTTGTCCAATTTCTATATCTTTAGTTATAATTTGATCACCATTAATATCATACCATTTATGATACTCTGTGCAGTCCAGTCGTTTAGTTTCTGTAGATTTATCTAAATAAGTAACTTCTACCTCAACTCTTGTTAACTTTTGATTTTCTCCAGTCTTGAATACTTTAGTATTTGAAAATTCCTCTCCGTTCCATACTTTAATATCTTGCCCTTCTAATTTTTCAATATGAAACTCTCCTTTATCGGTAAGAATTTCGGTATAGGGAGCAACACATAGATTAGAGGAATTAATCTGTAAATTTAAATCCTTATAAATTTTAGGTTTGTTTCTATTTACATTATCAGTAAAGAAAATGTAAGGAGTTCCTTTTTGTTGTCTTGATTCCAGAATTTTAGACCAAACAATTCTTTTTTCTCTGTCTCCTTCGATCATTTCCTGCATCCAAAGATCTGTAACACATACCCCTGTAAATAAATTTTGTATAGGGTTTCCAACATTTTTAATTTCTAAAAATTCTTCAATGTCAGTATGTTCTACATCTAAATAAGCTGCAAAAGCGCCTCTGCGAACGCCACCTTGAGAAATAGTGTCCATTGCCGTGTCGAAAAGCTTCATAAAGCTAACCGCACCGCTACTTTTACCGTTATCAGTAACAGTGCTACCACGAGATCTTAATTCACCAAAGTAGCCAGATGTTCCTCCACCAATTTTGGTTTGCATAATAACCTCTCCTAACTTATGTGTTATTTCTTCAATTCCATCTGGTAAATGTACATTAAAACAGCTTATAGGTAATCCTCTTTCTGTGCCCATATTAGCCCAAATTGGAGAGCTTAAACTCATCCAACCCTTAGCTATCAAGTCTTTAAACTTTTCTGCTAATTGAGGCATTTTAAGACGATTTGCAGCTGCCTTAGTTATACGATCTACAGCGCCTTCTGTTGATTCCCCTTTTAATAAGTATCCTCGATTTAGTATCTGCTCACTCTCTTCATTGAGCCACCAAAAATTTGTATTTTCCATATTTAAATTGTTTTAAAACAAGTCTTCGGGACTTATTGATTTGTCATGTTTTGTGTAATCTGTGGGTCTTTTCGCGAAAAAATCATCCATTGCGTTTGAATAAATTTCTTCATTAAACCATTTCATAGGATATAAATCTTCGTTAGCAACATTAAATAATTTAGGTATATTTAATTTAACTAAAGCATCATCTAGTCTACCTTTCATGAAATCTAATAAATTCTTTTTACTAAAAAATTCAAATTCTCCCAATTCAAATATCCAATCTAAAAGATTCTCTTCTAATTTTAAATATTCTTTAATTGTAGCGTAAACAAATTCAATATTAATTTCATGACCTTCTTCTTTTAGTTTATTTAAAATGTATATTCCTGCGCTTGCGTGAAGTTCTTCATCAACGCTTGTCCAAGCAATGACATTACTTACGTTTTTCATTAAACCTTTAAAACGAGTAAAAGCTAAAATTATAGCAAATTGTGAAAATAAACTACAGTTCTCAATAATAAGAATAAAAAACAATATTTTGCTAACAATATCTTTACTAGACATGTTTTCTTCTATAGCATTTAACTTATCTTGAAAAACTTTTAATTTAATTATTTTCTCATATTCATCATTATAACCTAGTAACTCATTTAATTTTGCATAAGCTTGAGAGTGTATCCACTCATTGTGGGCAAAAGTACTTCCTAAACCGTTGAATTCTGGCTTTGGAAGTATACTGTAAAGATTTCCCCAAAAAGTTTTTACTCCTACTTCAATTTGAGATATTCCTAATAATGATCTTTTTACAGCTTCTTTTTCAATTAAACTTAAATTACTGTGGAAGTCTTGAATATCAGCAGTAAAGTTTAGTTCTGTTACAGTCCAAAAAGATTTGTCTATTGCGTCTGTAAAATTAACTACTTCCGGGTACTCAAATGGTTTATAATTTACTCTTTTTTTAAAAATATCCATTTATGGGGTGTTTCTTTATAAATTTTAAGTTAAACAATATCGAAAAATATATAACTAGCTCCCTTTTGTTAAGTGTTTTTATATCTATAATATCAAAATCTTTGTTGAAGTGTTCGTAAAACTTTCTTAACAAAATTTTTAATGGGAATTTTACAATTAAATAAAAATTTTTTATACAAAAAAAATCAAAATAACCTTCTTTGTATGTTTGTAACCTTACTAGTTCAGCCAAATTTATTGGATGAAAATGTAAATTGTTTAGATAATTATTAAAAATTGAAAGTTCTAAACTAAATAAATCACCTAAACTGCGTATTACAGGTGAAGTACATACATGTATAACGTACCCGTTATTTTTAAAACCTCCTAACTTTTCTATGGTCATAGACCCTTTAAAAATATGTCTATCCATATTTCCGTATTCTAAAATACTACCCCAAAAATCAGGCCCCATTATAGAGGAGGCCCAATGAAACCCGTTTGATGATGACTTACTTGATCTAGGGTTAAAAGAATTTCCTTGATTTTTTACTTCTTCTTTAATTAACTCCTGTAAATGTAGAGGAAAATCTGCATATATACTAAGAGTTGGCTTTATTTCTTCCAGCATGTGTCTATTGTTAAATCTGAAACCATTTTTACATTTGTTAAATATTTATTTCCTACGTTCTCCATAATATTTTTTACATTTTCTGCAATGTCTTGCCTTCCTATTGGTATAACAAAATCTAATTCATCATGTACAGTGAATAAAAGTTTAGCAATATTTCCTATTGATTCAAAATATTCTATAACTTCTATAATTGCTTCTTTAATCATATCTGCATTGGTTGCTTGCACAGGCATATTTTTAGCTTGTCTTTCTACCTCATGCGCCTCCATCTTACCTTCAAAAAAGTCAGAAAACCATCTTCTTCTATTTGTTCTTTTTGACCCATTTATGTAATAATTTTTTGTTGCAAATTTTGCACTATCAGTTAAATAACGGTCTAAAGTTGGTAATGTTTTTTTAAGTTGCATATATACTAGCTTTGCTGTTTCTATCGGAATATTTAAAATTTGGCTAATTCTTTGTGGTCCGCCGCCGTAAATATAACCAAATAAGACAGCTTTATGGGCTGTTCTATATTGTTTATTTATTTCGCTGGTAACAATTAAATCGGGGTCGTTTAAAATAATTCTAAAAGATACCTGTGCTAATACACTATGGAAATCTAATCCTTCTGAAAATCCTTTAATTAATACTGATTCTTGTGAATCAGAAGCTGCTACACGTATCTCTGCCTATAGTTTTATTCTATTTGGACTATCCCTTGAACTTTCCATAAAATGGTTAAGTCCCCACTATTATAGTCTCTGCACGTCTCTATTTGTTTAATTTACCTTAAAGGTCAATAGATTTCGCTCAGGGTTGTCGACACGTTTTCCCTGAATTTAAGTGGTTTATTTTCCAATATATTTCTATAAAGTGTGGCGCTATGAAACTTTCTTTTTATATAAGTTTCAGTGTCTTTGTACATGTTATCAAAACATTTTAATACTTCTGAGTCTTTATGTATAGTTATTTGATAAATATTTTTAGATTTGTACGTTTTAAAATCAATTTTATTTAATTTTAAAAATTCTTGGATTTGATCTTTAAACTTTTCGGAAATTGTAGCTATTTGAATTCTACAACCTTTATTTTTATTAATACCTGAAATTGATCCATCTCCATCAACAAACCCTCTAAACATATCCCATGTTATTGGAATACTCAAACATAATGTTTCACTTTTTTTACTTGTAATACCATAAGAAATTAATCTTTGTGTTACAGTTTTATTTCTAACACTTATTCTTACTTGTGTTGAATTGAATTTAGTATGTTTTTGATAAGCTATTTTATTTTTTGTTTTTAAAAAATCTTTGTACTTAACAATTATATCTAAATCTTTTTCATGTAAAGATAAAGTTATACGTGAATTAACTATACAACCATCAGTAGCTAATAAGCCTAAAAAATAATTAACATCTCTATTTTTCAGATTTTCAAATAAAATATTATTTATTGAACTTTTAGATTCAACTCGTAATTCTTTATAATATTTAATTAAAATTCTTTTAACAGAAGTTAAATGTTTGTTTAGTTTTTTAGCTATATCAACAGGATATAAACCTGATTCGTATAAATTTTTAATGTCTTGATGCAATTCGTACATAGTATCCTTTTATTTCAATATATGAAATATTTTTGATACTATCAATTTTTATTTTTACCACTTAAATCTGAACTACAAAATAAATAACCTTCATCAGGGATAAAGCAGTTTCTAATTTTATTATCGGCCGGAATATTTTGAAGGTTAACTCCCCAATTCATTTTTTTACCATCAGATTTAGTATCTCCTGAACTAAGTCTACCTGTTTCAGTATTTACTTGACTAAAACTGGTGTGAATTTTTCCAGTAATACTATTTTCAATTTTAAAAAATGTTTCTCCATAAGTAGAAAGTAATTTTTCAATTTGTCTAAGACCTTTTACTTTATTTCCATCTCCAACTAATAATTCAAATAGGTGTTCTAAAGGATTCCCTATGTTTTTTTTATTATACTCTAATAAGGCATCCTCTCCTGTACTGTCTAGAAAAATCTGACAATAATAAGCTATTTGTTTAATTTGAGTTGGGGAAGACCAATTTATTCTAGCTTTTTTTTCAATGTCTATAATTGTATCGTCAAAAAATAAATTTTTCTGTGTTACCTTTAAACGGTCTTCGTCTACCTTTACGTCAAAAGAAGCATAAGAAAGAGCTTTAAATTTTTTAGACAAATTAAATAATTCTTTATCTAAATTAGATATCATATTTAAACGCTCTGCTTCCCAATCCTGTATATTTTTAGTCCATTTTTCATGATCTATTTTTACACCTTCTAATTCCATTTGTACAAGACAAAGTAAAAACTTATTTTCTAATTCAGATAAAAACTCCATATTATATTTTACTAGGCACTCTTCTATTTTAAGTTTTATGTCTAGCAAATATTTTACATCTCCCTCAGCATAAACTATCTCTTCTTCAGTGAATGGAGAGTCATCAGGTTTGTTTATAAAAGAGTTTCTAACTTCTTTATCTAAAATTTCTCCTATATAAAATTCAGTTAAATATTTTAATGAGTATTTTTTACTTTTTATACCATTCCAAATTAATCTGCTGTTTACATAGGTACAAAAAACGCTTTTAAATTTTACATTGTAATGATATGTTAGAAATTTACAGTCAAACTTTAAGTTATGTCCTACTATTGTTTTTTCAGTACCAATATATTTTAATAACGAAGAGATTTGTTTTTTAGGAATTGTTCTAAGATCTAAAACCCATGTTTGTTTATCTCCTTTTATTATCAGTAACAAAGGTTTATGAAACCAACAATTTAAACCTGTTGTTTCTATATCTAATGGTATAAAAGTTAAAAGGGATATGTCGTTAAACATATCCCTTTTTAAGCTTTCATAGTTTTTAGAATCTAAAAACATTATGGATTAATACAGAAAGTATCTAAAAATAAAGCGATCTCGTCTTCTTTTCTCATTTCAATTTGAAAGTATCTTTGAACTTCTTGAAGTTGTTCAATTACCGCTCCTTTAGAGTTTCTTTTGTAACCTGCTTTAGTTACTAAAGGTAAGAATTGTTTATATTCTTTAGACGAATCCATAACAACAACTAAAATATTTTCTGTCTTATCAAAATAAGCTTCTAATACATTAGATGGGGTTACAGAAATTAATGCCCAAGAATCTTCAATAACTTCACCTTTTTCATCTCTTAGGTAAGTTGCGTATTTAAATAGTGTTTTCATTTATAAAAAATTAGGAATTCTAAAAGTCTCATTTGCTAAATTTATTTTAGGACATAATTCCCCACTTTTTGATACATCTTCTTCAGATTCTCCCAGCTGCTTTGCGCAAAGCTTAAAATCCTCTGTCTTTGGATTAAAAAAGTAGTTTAAAATAACCGAATCTTTATTAAGTCTTTTAAAATGCCAATCTTTTATTTTCTTTTTAGATTGTGCACTTAATTGTGAAATTTTACCGCCTTTAATTTTTTCGATGTCCTCTTTTAATGAGTCATCACTAAAGACGTAAATGTCTACTCCTTCATTACAAGTATAATTTACTAAAGAAGAGTTTTTTAAAACGTTATTATTAATAAAGTCTTTATAATAATCTTCTTGGTCTTTTTTTATTACTAACGCTATTGTATCTTTATATTCAGAATCTGAATCTTCGTAAAAATAGGCCTCAAGACCTTTATTTTTATCCTCAATATAAGGAATATTATATAACGGCAGTATAAAATGTTTTACTTGTTTTATTGGTGTTCTATATAATTTTAAAAAATCCATTAATTAATGTAGATTATTTATAGTGTATTACATACTCTCTATAAAATCTCATTTATTTCCCTTCGCATATCACGCCATAACCACGATCTTTACTTTTATCTTTTATACACAGTATGCCCATAAAAAGCCAGCTGTTGATTTTCTTTTATTTTTACATACCGCACATATATTAGGCACGTTTGCTCCAGAAGCATTTGCAGCCTCTTGTATAGAGTCATATGTTTTGTAAAAAGTGCCATCTTTATATAAACAATTTACTTTGATTTTTTTTAAAGACGGTTTTCCTAATTTTACCATTCTTTGTTTAAATCTAGTTTCGTCTGAAGCCTTTATACCTTTGTTTGGGGCCTGTCTTTTTTTACCTACTAGTTTTAAAATTTCATTATTTAACTTAACTTGTTTTCTAGCTAAATTTAAATTTTTTAAATATATAGGTAAATTTTTATCTTTATTTTTAATGTGCGTAGCTTTTATTTTTTCTTTGTGTTCGCTTGTTAATGGCCGCCCTTTAATAGGTATTGCCTCTTCTTGTAAATTAAATCCCTCTTCAAAAGCTTTATATTCTTTTATTTTAATAGTTTCTAATTTATAAATATCAGATAATTCTACGTTTGAAATTAATACTTCTACATTTAAACACTCTATACCATACTTATTAATAAAATTTTGTAATTTACTATTAGGATGTTTTTTATTAATTAATTCATTAATATGAGAGTTTATTCTTTTATATAAATTTTTACTTGAGCCTATATAACATCTAGAATCAATCTGGGATTGAATTTTATAAATACCAGAAACTTCGTAATATAAAGTTCTATCTAAATTTTTCATAATATAGTTATTAAAACCCCCGCTAAATTTTTATCTACTGTATAGTATTCGTTGTCAATTTCTACAGGAAATGGAACTATTTCATTGGTATTATCATCATCTATCCAATTATTTTTTACCATTAAGTCAAAAATAATTTGACACATATTTATAAAGTCCCATTTTCTTTTTGAATCCCTAATAAAATGTAGCCCTATTTTAAAAGGTTTACTTTTATTTTTTATTAAGGATAAAAACTTTTCTTTTTGTTCTATGAATTCGCTCTCAGAACTTTTTACAAATTTTTGAGTAGTTTTAGAATGGAAAGATTTTTTTAATTTATAATTAAAAATTCTGCTATTTTTTGATGAGGGCACATTGCCATTTATTTTGATAAAATCCATACTATAATATACGTATTAATTAGATCAAAAACAAACTTTTTTTATAAAAAATAAAAGAAAATAAACAGAGTTTACATTAAATTATAAACTCTGTTTATTTTATGTTGTTTCTAAAACAGGTAATGGGGCGTATTTAATATTAAATATTTCCATTAACTCTGTCGCTAACTCTAAATTATCAAAGTTTATTGCCTCAATAATTTTTTCTTTGTAGTACTCAACGGTTTCCATGATTTCAGTGTCAACTAAACCAAGAATAATTTTAGCTTGATTAAACACCCATTCTAGCCCCTCTTTTGAAGACCAGTAACAGTTAGAAGGAGATCTTGCTTCAACTCGTCCTTCTACACATCTAAAGGCCCCAGCTGCCCCATAAAGTTTTCTTCTCTCTATATTACTTTGATTAAAAATTAAAGGTAACGTAATAAAAAGATCTGTTAACTTTACTATTTGAACCATTTGCTTATAGGTAAGAGTAGGCATTCCAAAATGTATATGGGCCCCTGATGATCTGTAAGGAGTTTTAAACTTTGGAGATTTATTTGGTTCTCCATTATTCCATGCATTAAAATCTATCGAACATCCTCCTGTACTTGCTTTCTCCGTGGCTAATTCTTCTTTGGTAAATTCGGCATAACTACAACAATCAATTACGATATTTTCAGGTAATTCTTTTTGTAGTAAATCTTTTACGGTGGAAAAGTTTTCCCAACATTTGTCTAAGCCATCTTCGATATTGACTGGTGGTAACACTATTTCTAGTGTTACCATGTCATTTTCAACCGTACAGTCTGGACAAATTTCTCGTCCATTACTCTTATCCCCAAAGTTATAAGTTAATCCAGATACATGTCTGTTTAGATTTGTATCTAATAATAAAAACTCTGGGTCAAAACCTAATTTAAAGTCCTTTAAATTAAGGTTGTTTTTTAATTTTACCACCATTCAAGTATAAATCAAATACAAAATCTCCTAAATTTTCTCCCGGTAAGTCTTCTAGATGTCCTTGATAAAGAAATATATTCTTTTCTCTGTGAATTATTACTTCTGGTACACTGTAGTCAGTGATAGCTTGTTTACCTTGTAATTCTTCCGCAAACGCAATAATTTCTAATTCTTGTGGCAAATTATTTGGATCAGCACATTGATGATGCCTAGAATTTGTATGACGGCTTTGTTTTTCCAAATACTCATAACCCTCTGTAAATGCAAGAGTATGTGCTATATGAGTATTATGAGCAGACTGAGAATGAAAAGGTAAGTCTTGTGTTAATTTACCACCATACAACGCTACTACGGTTTGTAATCCACGACAACACGCAATTATTGGAATATCTTCATCAATATATCTTTGTAGCATGGTTTTGTCAAAAAACTCTAGCATTAAATTTGGATTGCCAGTAAGATAACTAGGAGTTTCTCCATATCTATGTGGATCTACATCTGCACCCCCAGGTAAAAATAAGAGATCTATTGGCATAACCTCATTCATTTGAGGTGTTAAAATTAAAGGTATTCCAAATCTTGAGACATACTCTATATATGGTGTTTTTACACCAAAACCACTTGTTCCTAAGATCCAGCCCGGTATGCCTATTATTTTTTTATTCATTTTAGTTTTTTTTTAATTGTATTCGTTCAATAGGAATTCTTCTTGTTATTCTGTAATTTCTTTGTAAAGTATCCTGAGGTGAGATAACTTCTTTATTTAATAGTTTAAGTAAATAACCTCCAAATATTTTAATACCTATGTCAATATACCAATCAGGATGTGTTTGAATACAGAGAGAATTTGTTTTTTTAAAATAACAAGTCTCAATTTCCATAAAATTTTTTGTGAATGTTATTTCTTTATTATCCCCATTTAAATAACGGCCTGTAAAATTAGATGGAGCTATCCCAATTATTATACAGTTTTCATCTTCTTTTGGCAACATCATTTGATGGTGAGAAGATGGTATTAGAATATCCGTGCCATAAATATCTATATAATTATGGGGAGCATTATGTTTTTCAACATGTTGTATTAATTTTCCACCGTTTAAAACAGTGAGAAGTTGTGCTAATGTTATCGTAAAGGCTCTTTATCCTCTACTTCTTATACTTTTTTTTGTATAAGGTCAGACTATATCATAATTTTATATTTGTTATTTCAAATTATTTTTATTATATTGTAATATATAACATAATAATCATATTACAATGAACGAGAAATTATTAATTTTAAATTTAATTAAACAAGGACTAACTAATAAAGAAATTGCACTTAAACTCCACAAGAATATAGATTTTGTAAGAAGAATAAGAGAACAAAGCAATTTACCATGTGCGTTAGTTATAAGGAAACTTTTAGAACATAAGGAATTTAAAAATTTTTTTACTGATTTATATTTAAATAATCAAAAAATTCCTGATATAATTTTAAAGTTACAAAAACATCCTTTGTTTATAAGAAAAAAAATTAATACCCAAAGAGTATGTGAATTACGTAATTTTTATAATTTACCTCATAAATTATTTCAAAATATATATTTAAGTGATTTAGATAGAATAAGAGGTTATATTATAAGAAATATAAAATATTCATCTAAAAGAAATAAAAATAATATAAATGATGATTTTAATTTACATTACTCTGACATTGAATTACCTGAGGTATGCCCTTTATTAAATATCAAATTGGATTACACTTCAAAAGGTAATTCAAATAAATTTAATAGGGCCACTGTAGACAGGATAGACAACTCTAAAGGGTATATTAAAGGAAATATATGGATAATTTCTCGTCTAGCAAATTCTATGAAAAATGCAGCAGATTTTTTACAACTGCAAAATTTTTCTAAAAATATTAATAAAATAATTGAACATTATAAAATTCAGGGCGCTCTTGGCAGTATTACTGACGTATTTCCAGATATAACACTGAAAACTTAGTCTCGACTGCTAGTCGTTGCACTTTCATTAAAATTTCTTTTAATGCTTAGCTCAGGATTGGCGTTTCAGCGTTCCCTGAATTCACCCTGTTTAACGTGGGCCACATTTAACCCACGGCATACACCTACACAAATTAAACCTAGTTTTTGTGCTTTGAAGTAATCTTCCACTTCTTCTTTATCTCTTTTTAAATCAGAAATATTTGTATATCTCCCACGTTTTTCCCCGTACATAATAGGGTTTATATCTGTTCCTCCATTAAAAAGTATTACTTGTGCCTCTTCAAGCGTATTTACTCTTTTACCGCCGATTTTATTCAACCATTCAAACTCTTCAATTTGATTGGCAGATATAAAAAAATTAAATAATTTTTCTTTTTGCATTTTTAATATATTTTAAAATCGTTTAGTAATTTACTGTTTTTAATGTCTACTTTAAAAATTTCTTTTCTTTTCTCCCAATAAGTGATTAATTTTGAGGCTTCTTTTGTTTCAAAATAATCAGAAATTACTGTTTTTAAAGTTAACCCATCAATGTTTTTCATTGGGTGTAATTTTTCGGCGTATTTAATTATTGCAACAATTAATGATACCCAATTAATAAAGGCGTTAAAACTAGAAGTTCCTTCCATTATTCTAAATTCCATTGTTTTTACAGGCTTAAGTAGAAAATTAAAAAAATTAACTATAAAGTACCTTGCTGGAATATTATACTTAGGAATGCCATCATAAACAGAAATGTTTGATTTTTTACAGTAATATGTTTCTCGTAAAACTTTTTTAAACAACCCGTTTTCAACTTGTCTTAATTCTAAAGAAGAGTGGGCTTTTTCATAGCCTCTTCCACCATTTGAACTCGCAAATATTTTTTCAACATTTTTAGTCAACCCAGATTTTAAATTTCCTCTGTTTAAAGTAAGATCTAGTTTTGGTAATGGTGCACAATACCTTTTTCCGTTCACTTCTTGATTACGTGTTTGAGGAAATGCTTGGTAAAGCTCATTTTGTAAACTAAGTAATACTTTATAAATATTAGAAATAAATAGGTTATCTGTACGTAAATTGCCTACATGGATATGTGTAGAACAAGTATGATCTACACTAGTACGAGTTTCAAGGATTTCCATCATATTTTTAACTTTATGAATACCTCTGTAATCAAAAATCGGTAAAGATGCTAACTCTGATCCTGTTTCAGCCACTGAGCCGTCTCGTAATCCTACAAAATTATTTAAAAAACAATCTTCAGGTCTAATATAGCCATTTGAAAATTCTAATTCTACGCCAAAAGAAAAATCTTTGAGATATTTACGATAAAATTTTAAAAGATCAAAGTTATTTTTAAACTTTACATCGTTACTCGCTTCTTCGATTTGTTTTAAATAATCTTTTTTATAATCTGATACATTGTATTTATCTTTAAAATTAAAATGTTTTACATTATTAATTTTTTTAATAGAGCTTAAATCATAAATTTCATTTTTCTCATAAAAAATACCATCTAAAAAAGATTCTATAAACCCATTTTTAATAGCAGCAGCACTATTTATAAAAAAGATATCATTACAAATTTTATTTTTTAACTTTGTTTTTATAGCTAGTGTATTGTTTTTAGAAGCAATAGCTCCAAAATTTATTGTTATTAAATCTCTTCCTTCTGCTGTTTGTAACTTTTCATTAATTAAGGCGGATTGAACACAAAATTGTAAATTAAACCCTTCATTTTTAAAGTATATTAACCTTAAATTTTCATCTAATGCACAATAATAATTCTTTCCTGTTATAATTTTGTACCCCTGATTTTTTACAAAACCGATTTCAGGATCGGAAAGGTTGTATTTCCAACCATCTATTTCAATTTTTTTCATTTTCTATGTTAATGTGGTATAAGCCAAAGTCTCCAATTCAATGTCATCTTCTGTTATTAAACCTGTTAAAAGGTCGTCTATTGAAATAAACTCTAACACATAAAGTGTAATTATACCTATAATAAAACAAGATTTATTTGCTGGTATTACAGATTCGAGATGTGTTAAAAACTCTTTTCTAGTTCCTATAAAAAATGTCTGAAATATAGTACTTTCTGGAGAATTAAATAATGACGAAAGTTCTGTGCAGCTTAAATACAATAATTCTTCTATTATCATCAATAAATCTGTGTTTTCAACATTTATTATATTAAATTCAGCTAATACTACACTTTGCCAAATAAAGTTTAGCCCTTCGTATTTAGTTAAGACGTTAGAAAATACATGTAAAAGAGCTAAAATAAACTCATCCATGTTAACCATAATATTTGATTCTACTGCTTTTAAAATTACGGTTTTCCATAATTGACTTAATGAATCAATATCTGGATTATCTAATAGTTCTTCTACGATTAAAATAATTTCAGCTCTAGCATAGTTATATGTTCCTTGAAAATAATAAAGATTCAACTCTGAAACAGTTGTAATATTACTAGAACAAGTTCCAATTAAACCACATGGAGGTAATTTAAACGCAACAGAGCTAGATCCACCTATTAATTTATTTTGATAATATATGTTATGTAAACCTTTTACTGGGTTTGAAGAATAATTACTTACCTCTACTGGAGCCATCTGTATTATAAATTTAGCTTTGTATGCAAGATCTGGATATTCTGTAATCATCTCATTATAAAAAGCGTCATCTGTAATATGATTACCAAATAAAAAATTAAATGTTTCACCATTTTGTAGTTTATGACTGCCATGAAGAAATTCTTCCGGTTTTTTTGGGTTTAAACAATATTTTAATGAGTTGGTATCAAAAAATATTTCTATTCCGTGAAATCTTTTTGAATCTTTAATATGCCCAGATAATTTATCAGTCAATTTGCTTTTATACATGTGCTTATTAAAATTCCTCTGATGTGCAGGACTATAATCTATCTCACCTCTTGAATAGAAGGGTGCAATGTATTTTTTGAACTTAATGGTTTTTGTTAGTACGGAATTTTCATATATATGAATGGCATTGTCCTGATATTTTTGTATCGAAAAGTCTTTTTCATCACTAAAACTAGTTACAGCCGTTAAACTATCTTCCTTTGAAGATAACCAAATATCACCAGCTACATCTTCATATACAAATAGTGGTCTTTCTATGTCCTTTGATATATAAACTTTTCCTGGCTCATCAGTCCAGTAAAATATTGATGTACAAGCACCTTCATACTCAGAGAAAAAATTAATAAAATCTTCTTTGCCTAGCTTGTGTAAAATTTTTGCAATATGCTGAGAATCAGAATCATTCGTTAACATTTTAGTACCGTACTTTGTACTTAACTCTTTAATATTAGTTACTGTACCATTCATAACTAATATAAACTCCGGCTTTTCTGTTGATTGGTACTTAATTGTATCCCCATCACTATAAACTATAATAGGGTGGGCCTGTTCTTTAGAGTTAATTCCAGCCGACTTCTTCCTTACATGCCCTATTGCAATACCTTTTTTATAATAGTTAATTGTATTTTTTGTTATAAAGGTATCAATAGAATCTACTGATTTATAAACATTTCCATTTAGGGAGATGCCAGTTGCATCTCCCCCACGGTCCTTATTTAACAATAACAACAATTTAAACTTTGGTATATCTATTTTATTTTTTCCTAAATAAGCGACTATTCCGCACATATTATTTTTTTAATTTTAGTTTTCAAAATGACTTTCTAACCAAGCATGAGACTTTGGGCTTGTATAAGATTTCCAATCCCAATGTTCACGTCTTGTGGGTTGTCTTCTTAACCATTCAAAGTATTTAAGATACTTTGACATAGTAAATTCAGAAGACGTTAATGTAGGAGCAGTGTTTACTTCACATACTACTATTCTAGGTACGTTTAATTCTTGATAGTTATCACATACCATCACGTCTACGCCCCCCCAATTTAATCCCAATGCTTCAACTGCTGCTAGAGCTGTTTTACAAATATAATTTTTCCAATCACTGTGAGGAATATTTTGAAATGCAAGATGTTGCTGGTGAAAGTTCCAAGCGTGTGATTCAGGGTTTGTGGGTGAGGGCTTTTGTAATATAGAGGCAATTTTACCATGCATACAATGTACCCTGAACTCCCTGGTTTTATGGTAAACTTCTGACCAGTAAACACAGTTTTTATTATTTCTACTATTTTGAACTTCTTGTATATTATTACAAATATGAAATTCTTTTCCTTGCCCATGTTGTTTAGGGCGGCCTATTACAGGCCAAACTACATTAGACGAATTACTTTGAATATCTGAAAAAGAATAAGTTTTTGGAATAGCTATATTAGCCGCTTCTAGGGCCTTTCTAGCAGCAAGCTTATCATTTGCCAACTTAATAGCGTTAGCTTTGTTATACACTATACAATTTGATGTATCGGCATTTGATGTACATCCCCAACGAATTAAAATACCGGAATCAATTTTTAAATTTAGATTTTTAACTTTTTTTCTTAATTTTAAATTTTCTGGATTTTTTCTGTGGACAAAGCCTTCGAAAATTGCTGATCTAATGATTAGTTCAGAATTTTCTGTTTTTTCAAACACTTTTTTTTGAGACGGTCTTCCGTGTCTTGCTACTAAGATATTTAATTTGTTTTCTGGCATTTTGTTTATTTATTTCTGTTTACCCAATCTCCGTCTTCTACAATTCTATCTTGTTTCACTGAATGATCGTATAAATATAATACTGCACCACCTTCTTCTAATTCAATTACTTTTTCAGAGTACCCTGCACCTAGTTCCATGCCTCTAATACTCATATAACATTCTTTAGAACATTCAAATAAATCTACTTTTAACTTTCCGCTGCCTTCTTTAATTCCTGGATATGAGCCTAAAGAATAAAGATCGTAACCATCTAATTCAAGACTTTTTACGTATTTGTAACCTTCTTTGTACTGTCGTTTAAAAGAGTCATGGTTATACTCACCTACTCTTAAACTCCCGTAGGTTAAAACTAACTTTTTATTTGTTTCCATTGTTTTTAAATTAAATTTTTATTACAAAGTCTGTAAAAATTGAACTAATTCCTCTTGCGACTCAAATTTATAAGTCATTCCTTCATAAGCTGGTACTGCTTTCTGATTAAAAAATTTTGCAGGGTCTTTAAGACAAGCTACAATACCTGAATTATTATGAATCTTGTTAATACTGGAAAAATCTTTAAACGAACTAATAAATTTTTTTGATTTAATTTCTTTTAAAACAAAAATAGCGGCACTTCTGTAACCAGCGTCATTACCAAAAAGTTCACCTTTTTCTAAGAATTCTTCTGGTGAAACACTTCCTTTGTATTTTAAACCAATTCTTACTAAAAATGTAAATAAGCTTATAATAACAGGGTGTGAAAATACGTCTTTACTAATTCTAATTACAAGAGTTTTTTTGTCATCTGAAACACTTGTTTGTATTTTTTTAAAGTATAATTTAGTTAATATAGAAAATCCATTTAAAAATTTTAATAGATTTTCTTCTTTTACGTCTAAATCATTAAATGGTCCGCTATGATTTTCACTACTTTGCTCTTTAATAGCTACAGTATAAAAACTATCCTTTAATATAGGTTGTAACTCATTTCTATAAGTAAACCCATATAAGTCATATGTTTTTCCCATTATTTCAGCCCAAAACATATCTTGAATAAAATCTTTACATACAAAGGGCGAATGTAATGCTCGCCAAACTTTTTCCTTGTCTTGTTTAACAAAACTCCATTGTATAAAACTTCCTGCTATTTCAGCTAAATTTTTATACGGTTTAAATTCTACTATCATTTTTTATATAATATTATTTATTTTTGGCACAATTATTTCTTTAATAAAACTAACGCCATATTTTTTAATAGCGTCACTTACATCTTTCTCATAATTTAAATATACAAATGGTATGTTATAATTTTCTTTATAATATAACATTGCTTCTATACCTGCGGGGTCATTGTCTAAACATGTAAAATTTAGTTTTAATCTTTTTATTTCTTCTTTTGTTAAATAAGTAGTTTCAGAATTTGGCGCATAACTATCTATATATAACTCAAGTTTGTTAAAACTTAAAATATCTTTTTTACTTGAAAGTAACCCTCTATATTTAAAGCCCCGTTCAAAACCTTCACCTTCAATTATAGAAGCATTTACAGTTATAAACTTTTGATCTTTATTTAAAGGTTGATATATTTTATAAAGCTCACCTTTCTTAGTATAATAACCATAAAGAGCTGTATTTTTTATTACAAAAGATTTTTCATTTACTGTCATTAAGTATTCGTAAAGTGGAATAACGTTAGCTAAATTTAAATCATTTAATGTGATTTTAAACTGCTCCCAAAATTCTTTATCACTTTTATTCCAGTGTCTTTTTACTTCTTTTATCTTAAAAAGTTTCTTTTTTAAAGGAGCAGCAAAAGCCGGTAAAATTTCAATAGAGTTTTTATTTTCAGCGAAATCTTCCCTAAGTTTTTTTATTGTTTCCTCTTTAGTTAAACCCGGATTTTTAAGTAAAATAAATTTTAAGGCAAGAGAAAGCGCATTACCACTTTCTCTTGTTCTTAAATCTTTCCATAAAACACTTCCGTTTTCAACTGTAAAAAAACCAAAAGAGGCATTATCATCTATTCTAAAAGGAGAACTTATCTTTGTAGGTAAGTTCGCAATATCTAAGTTTAAATAATTTTTATATATCCAAGAATCTGGAATATCCTTTATACTGGTAATTTTATTTTTAGTCGTAAACAAGTGTTAGTGTTTTAAAAAGGTAAATCATCAGCAGCAGCAGCGCCTGCCCCTGAACCCATATAAGCTCCTTGAGCTACATAAGGACTATAGTGGTACTTATCTGTTTTATCAAATGGTTTTACTGTATCACCTATAAAGTTGTATCGTGGCAATCTTAATTTAATACGAACATCCCCATTTTGATTAACGTACTCTTCCCCACCAATTAACCATTTAAGTCTTTTGTCTTTAAGTAATTTTTCTACTTCAACTACGTATTCTTCAAATGTTGGTTTTTCAATAGCATCCATCTGTTCTCTAACTCCTAATTCAATTGCAATAGGAAGAACTCTTTCAGTAACCCATGCCATTTTAGCTGAATCATCTTTTAAATAAATAGAAGCCTGTACTCTTCCTACTTTTCCTTTTGCATCATCTACAGGTTTGAAGCCAGCAACCTCTACGGGATCAGTCTCCATTTGAAAAATTACTTGCTTTGAACCGGATCTTGCCTCTTTTAACTCAATTGATTTAATTGTTGCAAATTGATCTCCTAATTCCATATAAGGAGAAATAGCTACTGGGGCCTGTGCGTTTTTTGTATTGAACATGTTTTGTCGTTTATTTTTGTATTTTAAATGATTCTAAGTTTTCTAAAAACTTTCTCAATTCTTTTCCGTGATTCTCATTTAAAATCTCATAAAATTCATCATTAAACACCTCACTTTTTCCATCAGAATTTAACCTATTTTTTGTTATACGTGCGTTATGATCTTGGTCAACACTAAATTGTATATCAAATTCATATTCTACACCTTCTCTCGTAATAGGTGCGAGCCCTTTTTTTACAGGGACTTTTTTACCGTTTAAATCCTCTAGTACAAAATCTTGTTTACTACGTACTGTACAAACAATATGTATGTCACTTTGTATTATAGTGTCTAAAAACGCCTGATGTCTAGGTGTTATTTTTGCCCAAGCAGTAAATGAATTTGCTCCTTGAACTTTTTCTTTTTCATCTAAGAGTGTTGCCCATTCTTGTGAAAGTCCGTCTATGATTAAAACCTCATAACCAGATGCTACACAAGATTCTATAGCTTTTATATACTTTTCAGGTAAAAATGGTTTTTGCATTTTCGCCATATAAAAAGTATAAGTATCTGCATAAAGAGCTGATTTTCCTCCTTCTGTGTCTATAACTGCAATTTTTCCACCTTCTTTAACTAATCCTTGCGCTAATTTAAGCGCACTTAATGTTTTTCCCGCATTTGACGGGCCATCAATTAAGCATTTTAAATAAAGTAAATGTTTTTCCGCTTTACTAAATAAATCAGTACTCATAATAAGTTTTTTTTCATGTATTTAAAATTCTTTATATCGTTGTAGTCTGCCATAGATATCAATTCTGGAGCTGGAAGCTCCTCTACCGTACCTGAAATACCATTCAAGTACAAACCTTTCCCAAAATAAGTATTTCCATCTCTATTCTTTATACATTTCATATATCGAAAGGCTTTGGAAACCTGATACTTTCTATATTCTTTAATGTCAAACATAAAAGGGGCAATTAATGTTAACGCAATATTACACACTTATATTATCGTAATGGCTCTTTATCCACTACATCTGTATTTTATTTTGTTATATATACAGGTTAGACTATCTCTTCAATGTCCTTTAAATATTGGAATATATAAGACATTGCTCCGCACTCGTGGCCATTCATACTCTTCAGCTCCACCTGTTAAGACCGTATTGACTAGTCGTTGATCCTAATTCTTATATTTCTATAAGGGTTGGATTAGGGTTGTCTTCTTCAAGATTTTCCCAGATTCACGAAGTTACGAGACTGTAATGTAATTTATAAAGTAAGGTATCATGCATATATGGTAGTACTAAACTTTTAAATAGGTCCTTACTTTCTGCTTTTATGTACAAAGTACCTGTAGTATTCACAGAGCTTTGTATATTAAATTTTAATAATAAGAAAGAACTAAATTTAGTTAATTCTTCTATATTAAAAGCATTTAAAGCAATATTATAACCACTTTTTGCTTTTGAACCATCATCCATAAATAAATAGGCTAATGAAACAGCTGTAAAATTATTTAATAAATCAAAGGGTATTTTTTTAATTTTATCCTTATAAAAAGAATGATAAATAGGAACAAACTCAGGGTTACTTGGAATAAAACATACCCCAGATTCATAAAAAATACCTGTCCTTTCGTCGACAGTTTTTCTTTTATACTCCTTATAATTTGCATTTAAAGAGGCAAAAACCTCTGATTTATGCTTAACATAAGGCCTTTGTTTTTTCCCGTGTTCTATTATTACTAAAGGAGACTTCTGGTCTTTACCAAAACGCATCGAACCATCCCCTAATAATGTTCCTAATAACACTTCTTTTTGAAATTGAGTTAATTCTATTGCTTTATTAGGTCTTAGATCTTCTTTTAATATACCGTACTTTTTTCTATAATTAAATATAGTGTTATAGTTTATATTAAATATTTGCTCTAACCTGTAATCGCTGTACCCCTCATTTACTAATTTTATTAATACTTCTTTAACTTTATCTAATTTACTAGAATAAGAAAAATTACTTTTTAATCCTAGCTTTTTTCTATAGTAAATTACTAAAGTGCTATCAATATTTAAAATTTTAGCTATTTCACTGTCATTTTTACCTTCACTGTGTAATTTGGCAATTACTTCTTTTTTATTTATATCTTTCATATTACAAAGATACGAAATAATTTTATACTCACCAAATATCCTTACCGTGTAAAATCTCGATAGGGGTAAGAGGAATCACTAAAATCTTCTGGCCCTATATCAATCATATTTGTTAATTGTGATTTTCTATTAATTGCTCCTGTCCCTACTTGCTGTATAACAACAGGTATTACATCGAATTTGTTTCTTAAATATACTAAATCAGCACTCATTTTATCCATAGCCTCCTTGACTTTTGAACCGGACGTAGTTTTAACTAATGACGCATGGTCAATAATTACAAATACAAAATGGTTTGGATCTTTTTTCTTGTACTTCTTTATTCTTTGCTTTTCTTTACCTTCTGCTTCGAAAGTTTCATACTCAACATTAGCAAAACTTGGATCAGTGCAGAATTTATACACATCATTTTTAATTTGATAAGGGTTTGTTGGCTCATCATAAATGTGTAAAAAATCTTCCATTTCCTCATAATACTCTAAATTAGTCTTTACTAATGCGTAATCTTCATCTGATATTCTATTTTTTAGCCCCCTTGACAAAATATAATTTACATTCATCTGAAGTCCATGCTGATGAAAAATTCTTCTTGAGGCAGCCTTTGCCATTTTAATATGTTTATTTATCTCGAAAGAATAATAAAACCACGTTGCACGCTGCTTTCCAAAATTAAATTTTTTCAACCAATCAAAAACTGAAAATAAAAATAAATCATCTGCCAAGGTAGTTTTTCCACTCCCGGAATAACCGCCACATAAAAAATATGTACCTTGATTTATACCATTTAAATTCTCCTCTAAACAAGCGGATCTAAAAGGTATTGAATTAAACTCTTTATTTTGGTTTTCCCTTATTAGTTCTAACGTTTCTTGAATAATTCCCATAACTTAGTCTGTAAAGTCCACAATATTAGACTCAGTGTTATAAAATTCTTCGCACAGTTTCGCTAATAGGGAAGGCTCCCCCTTCTTCTCAATTACAAAAGCAGAGCTTTTTAAGTATTGCCAATTACTATTATTAAGCTCTTCTTTGATGTATCTCTCTGTTGCCTGTAACATTAAATCATAAGAATAATCATATCTTTTTAAAAACTTATTAAATCTGTCTCTAAGATCTGGTAGACTATCTCGTTTGTAATAACCAAATATTTTACCTTTAGGGAATAATTCTCTATAAGTATTTAAAAATGTTAGATAAGTCATTCCTTTAGGAGTTATGTTTAGTAACTCTTCTGATTTTTCTGTTAGTTTTTTCTCGTTGTCTAAATATCCGTAAGATTCTAGTTTACGTAACTCTAAATTAATATTTATTAATTCATTTGCTACAGTTGAATTTAGAATAGATGACAATAGATATATTCCGTTAGGAGAAATATCTTTATTTTTTAAATTGTTAAAATCCTTGTAAAATTTGTTTATGTCCACAAATTTCTTTATCTTTTAATAAATGATACATTATGTCTAAGCTAAGCGATTTAAAATCTCTATTAAAGTCTCAGTTAAAAAAAGGTAAGTTTAAAGGTGTTTTTAATACTAAATTAAATTTGGCAAAATATTTAAAATTACAAAATATTGCGGAAAAGCCTTGTAAATAAGAAATATTATTCGTATCTTTGTAGAAATTAATATTTATATGAAAATACAAACAATTCCACATGATTTAGTATTCGATTTACCACAAGTTAGTGGTGGATGGTATATTGCGTTTCAAGCTTCTTGTCTTTATCTAATGGCTCCAGAGGAGCTTTTTAAAATTTTCCAAAAGGATAAAAAAGAATATCAACAAATTCTTGAGCCTATTATTGTTTTACTTAGAGACGCGGCTGAAAAAATTAAAGCAGACGGAATTTTAGTAGAACAAGAACTAGATACCGATACTATTTTAAAAGATCCCAATCTTCCTGAGCAACAACAGTAAGATTAAGTTCAAGTTGAGCCCAATCTATAACTTTAGTTATGTAAAGCACCATGTCTTTTTTAGATATGGTGCTTAATGTTTGGCATTCAACTATCATTAAATCTCTTACTTCTATTATTTCTGGGGGAAGAAACTTTTCTTTTAAATATAAATGTGTGCTGTGAACAGAGTCCCCAGTATAATCTGCTATTATACCGTATATTCGATATAATAGTCTTAGTTGTTTTAAACTTTTTGAATCTTTTACAGTTGTAATCTTTAAATGTATCTCATCTTTATCTTCTACTTTACTTAAAAAGTTATTTAAAGCATTTAAATCAGAAAAAATTAATTCATTATTAAGTTTTCTGGCATACAGTTCTGTTTTCATAGTTTAGATTGTAAACTCTGACAATTTCATTCTTAAAGTCTTAAATATCACGGCATCTCCAAGTATATATTTAAATGTTACTGGAACTACGTTTTCTCCAATTTTTATTGTAAGATTATCACCTACTTTTAATAAACTAAGTTTTAATTTATTAATTGCTTCTATAGTACCTACTTTTGAAAAATTTACTTTTTCATCAATTTTAAATCTTACCATTTCGTTTTTCACTGAGGTTTAAATTAATTGCTAAATTAGAGTCTTTTGTGATAATGTCGTGACAATTTCTACAAACTGCTATCCACGTATCGGTGTCTAAATAATATATACCCCTGCCTTTTTTATGATGAACATCACTAACTATGCCTGCGCAATTTTCTAATTGTGCCACACAGTTCTGGTTATCATTTAAAAATACTTTTCTAAGACGGCTGTATTTAATATCTTCGACACTTCTTTTTTCGCTTTTTTTATTGATAGTTTTCTTAATATCTTTTCTAAAATATTGATGAAATCTGCAATACTTTTTTGCGAATATTGGATAATTACAATTTTCTACTACACAATATTTTTTTAAAATAATCCGGCTTTTTTTAAGGTAATATATAAATCATATTTATAAAGTCTTAAATCTGCCAAAGAAGTAGTATTTGACTTAAATAAATAAGCTTTATCTACTATATTTTCTTTTACTACTGCCTTAACTGCTTTGCTTTTTGGAAAAAGTCTTAATAGTTCTTTATTTAATAGCTCCTCTGCTTTGCGATTTTTTAACATATTAATATGTTTTAAACCAGCAACGGTTTTAGAGGCATTATAAAACTTATCTTTTTCTTCTTTTGCTAATTCTTTAAATAGTATTTCTTTATTTGTAGTAAACATTGTAAATTTTTTTTTGGAAGTTCTTGATAATTGTTGTATCTTTGTGTTAAATTAAAAACTATGTTAATAAGCACAGCACAGGGAAAAGTTATTAGTATGTCATTAGAACAGTATCTAAGTTTAACAGACCAACAGTATGATGATTTGATGTATTCTAATATTGGAACAGATGTAAACGATCCGTTTTCAATAAAAGAAGCTACTTCTAAAGATATACTTAATGAAGAATAATACTTAATTAATTTTTTCTAAAGAAATTTGTTTTTCATACTCTACATTTACTAAATCCCTTAACGTTTTCAAAGCTTTAAGGGATTTCTTACTTGCTAAATGTACCACAGCGTTATAATTTTCGTAACACTTTAAGTTTTTTTTCTTTAACTCTATTAACTTTTCTTTGTCTTTTTCTTGTTTTTTTATTAAGTTCGCATAGGTTATTTTTTTTAATATTGTGAACATGTTTAAAAATTAATAATTATTAAAAATCTAATTTTAAATCTTTATAGGATTTTTAATTATTCCATCTATATTATAGCTATATAAAGACTTTTCAGGTAAATTAAATTCCCTTAAATCTACACGGTATTCATCAAAACTTTCTCCTGAGAATTCCCCCACAGCTGAGTTTATTGAATAAACTCTTTTATCTATATCTTTACAAATAACATAAAAGAATTCTTTGCTTTTTTTTGTATAATCGTAAAGCTCTTTATAAAAACTATAAAGGTCTTTTTTATATCCAATTGATAAAGCCAACCTAAATAGGTCTGTAATAGTTCTATTACAGCCCCTCATGCATTGGTGTGAACCAGAGATTCTTATACTGGCATAATTAGTATTTAAATTAAACAATTGATATACATCTGTATAATAAATACCTTCTTGTAAACCTGAAAACATAATAGGTTCTAAACTTCTAATATGTATTTCTACTTTCTCTATTAGTTCTTTATTTGTCATATTAAGTTAGCCTTACATTTTGTATTTTTCCATGAACGTTATATAATGAAGCAGCCTCATTCCTAAATGCTGTGAATTCACTTAAATCAATCCCGTACTCATCTGTTAAATCACCTGTTACAGAACTATTGGAAGTTAGCCAATAAACTCTTTTATCTATATCTTTACAAATATAAGTGCTGCACTGATCTGAAGTTGTTGTATTATTTACAAAACTAAATAAATCTTTATAAAAATTGTATAGGCCGGCTTTATACCCAATTGATACAGCTAATCTATATAAATCAGAAATCGATCTTTGTTTTCCTCTCATACAATAAAAGCCTCCATTACTTTTAATTGTATTATATTTATTTGCTAATAAAAGTAGATCATGACAGTTTGTATATACATTATTTTTATCTAAATTTTCAAAAAATAATTGATCTAAATTATTAAAATATTCTTCTACTTTTTTAATTCTTTCCTTGTTTCTCACTTTAAAAAGTTTCTATAAACTTAATAGTTTTCGTTATTAAAATCACATTTGGGTCTTTTCTTTTTAATCTTTTTTTAATTTTATTAACCTTATAAATAGATTTAGTTACTTCTATTGGATACAAAAAATTATCTATTTCTTTATACAAAATTTTCATAACAATAGGTTTTAAAGATTATTTAGAAATTTTCTTTGTTTCAAGAACTTTGGTGGAAACTGATTTTGCAATAAGTAAAAACTTCTTTCCACAATCTTCTGGTATATTTGGTATAGAAGCTATTAATGTGTTATTAGCTAATCTTTCTTTAGCTAGTTCTCTGCCTCTAGCTTTAGAGAATGAATCGTTATTGCTGCATCTTGCTACAGCTATTTTTAAAACGTGATCTACTAATTCGCCTACTACTGTTACTCTAGGACCTTTTTGTGCACTTTTAGTGTGATAAAAAAACATAATTTATTATTTTATAATTTGTTTTATAAATTGTTTTAAAACTCTTTTTACTTTGTGATACTCCCCGCTTGTTAAGGTACCTACATTAGTAGCATAAGATAAAAAATCTTCTGGTATTATACAATCTTCTAGCATAAATTTTTCAACCGCAGCTGCTTTTGCGCTTAAAAAGTATTTTTCTTCTTTAAAATTTGCTAGATTTTCAATAGAAAATACAAAACTTTTTAATTCTTTGTTAATATAAGTATATAAAGTATTGCCTAGACTAAACCTGGTACCTTCTGAGTCTATTAAATTATTCTCTAATACTTTTATAGTGCTAAAATCAAGTATCACTATATTTTCTTCGTCTTCTTCTTCTAGGGAAGTCGCAAAAAGCTTAAAATGGTCCTCATTATAACTTATTTCAAGTATTTCATACCGTCTTCCTTGAAATTCAATAATACTGCCTAAAGAGTAAATAGTTTTTTCATTTAAGATAGTTACTATAACTCCGTTGTGGTTATTAAAAACTACCTCTCTGTGATAATCTTTGCTTTGTAATATTTTCATTTACGCTTTTTTAAATAAAGTTACTTTTTGTTTTAATATAAATAATTCAATTCTTTGAATTTCTGTTGGTACTACTGTACCCTCTCCCAGTAAAACAGTGATATTTTCTATGTCTTTTAAATCCAATTGTACATATCTAAAAAAAGGTGAGCTTCTCGGGCCGTAAAAAAGATTCCAATTATCTTTAAATAACCCTAAAAAAGGTAGTGTCCTTAAAATTGATTTTAACATATTAACGTCAGAAGTTGTTGTAGTTTTTGAACTCCTTGTACGATAACGGTCGTTAAAAAAATGCATTTTTATTTTCATTACCATTTTAATTTAATTTAGGTATTGCTATATTTTGCTCTAATTGCACCTCTAATTTCCTGTTTAAAAATTCTTATATAATTTTGTTTGTCTATTTTATTTTTTACTTTGTTAAAATCCAGTTCGTAGGTAAATTGAATCATTAAGTATGGGCTGTTAATAGAAATCCGAAAACTTAAATTAACTTCATTTAATAATGCGGTATAATCTTCCAACTTATTATTTAATATTAAGCTACCTTTTAAGATCATTTTTAGTTTAATTTATTAGCGTTAAAGCTATTGTTTTTTCTAATGTCTCTAAAACTTCTTTAATTATAAGTTCCTCATTAAAGTAAAAATGTCCTTTAACAAAAATTACATCGGTATGTATTATTGTTTGAACTTTTTTAAAGGTCTTATTTTTAATTCTTTTTATAACATTAAGAATATTACGTTTAATAGGTAATTCTTGAGAAACATCAAAAACATCTGTTTTAATTAAAAGTTTCTCCTCCTCAAAAATAATATGAATTTCAGCAGAGATCTTTAAAAGATACTCTTTATCTTGGAATTTAATTGCAATTTCTTTAGTCATAATTTTAAATTTAAATAATCTCTAATTTTTGAAGACTTGAGATTAAATTGTTAGATGCTTGATTTGCATAGGCTTCTTTTTGTGCGTCTGTACCAACTCTTTGAGGAGAGGGTAAGATTACAGGGTTTCCGCGAATGTTAACAATATGTACCTCATTTAATATAGATTTCTTTATTAAATCAAAATACTGTTCAGGGTTTTTCATAATAATACCAGTTAATTCGTTATAAATTTGTACTTTACATTAGAACTAAAATGTAGCACAATTTCATGCTCTTTTAAGTACTCCTTATTTATTAAATCTTTTAAAGCTCTTGTCCATTCTTCATTTGTTTCCCTGTCTTTAAGTGTTTTTATAACTAACTGAGGAAATAAATGCTTAAACTTTTTAGATGTTTGTAAATAAGAAGTATCTACATTTTTATAATAATCTTTTTCTTTGATGTTTTCAGCAGGCGTTCTATTTACTATAAATACTTTTTCATATCTATATAAAAAACCTGCTACATCTAAAATTTCAGCGGGGGTTAATCTTTCCCCCGTAAAGAGCCCTACATAAAAAAGTACTTTCATCTTATCGTTTTTTAGGGTACTTCCAACCTTTAAAGTTTAAATGATATAAAGCTATTAAAATTATTTTAAGGGTGAAAGCACCAATTATGGTAAATAGAATAATTTTTCCATTCATTATTACCAATTCTCCTAGAGTACAACTTGACAATAGAAGAGTTATTACTACAAAGAGTAATATATTATTTAAATTTCTCATTTTAATTAAATTTTAAATCCAAAATCTTTTAACTTTAAAAAGGCTGTAGCATTAGCCTTACAATCAGAAAGTGGGTTATGATTATGTGGGAATCTTTTTAAATCCCTGTGTTTTTTCCACTGATATTTTAAATTGTGTTTATAACCACAAAACATATCTCCTATTCTTCTACTAGACCAACCAAAAGGGTTTTCTTTTGAATACATTAGTAAATACCAATTAATCCAAGAAAAATCATAGCCATTGTTGTCTGATATGAATACAATTTTATCTTCCTCTTTTACATCTATTAACCAATCATAAAATTTTTGCATGGTAATAGCGGGGGATGGAAAATTTTCATGTTCTTTTCTAGTGAATCCTGATATACTTAATGCTTCTTTATTGTATGTCCCTGTAATAGGGGCAACTTGCCCATAAAAATCTGTTTCCAGCTTACCCTCTAAGTCAACTAAAACAGCCCCAAAACAGACCATAGAATTAGTTCCTAATAAGGGACCATCACTTTCTACATCTATACTTATATACTTAGTCATAATGTATTTTGTAGTTTTAGCTCTTCAAGAAGTTTTTTTATGTCTTCATAAGACTCTTTTATTTTAAACAATTCCTCAATTACATCTTGCATAATAATAACTTTTAATATTTTTTACGTTTATTTTCACTTAATAATATCATAAATAAAAAGAAAAGTGAAACTATAAATAACCCCATAGTCTTCTCATTTTTAAGTACCAAAGTTTAAATTTAAATAGCTTTGAATTTACTTTTGTTTTAATATTTATAATACTACCACTACTTACTTGATTATCAAGCATTTTTTCCTGTATTTCAACAGGAAGATTATCAAATTTATTCATTACTTATAATTTTTTAGGTTTAAAATAATATTATTTAAAAACCAAAAGCTTTTAAAGAGTATTTGAAAGGTTGTCCTTCAATATTTTTTACAGCTTCAAGCATTTTTTCAACTACTTCTCTTGTTTCTTCTTGGGCATCTGGCTTTAAGCGTAATTGACAAAGTCTAATAACCGCCCATAAGCTCCCTGTCCAAATAAATTCAGTGTTTAAATTTAAAGGTAATAAAGCTCTTGCTTGTTCTTTTGCTGCCCCTTTACTTAATAAATCTCTGTAAGATTGTTGACAAAATTCTATAGTTTTGGCTTCTATATGTGCACAGTAATCCTGGTCGTCAACTAATCCTTCACTCCCTTGTTTAGAACTTTTAGATTGTTTTCTCCATTTTTTAATTGGTGCGTAACTATCTGAAAAATCTACGTAGCGCCCTGAAATACTGTTAATATCTACATCTAATTCAGAATTTAAATTAACTCCTACACTAGTTTTTGTAAGCTGCCGTTCAATGTATATAGGGATTTTTAGCCTAAACTGTATTTTAGGGTGGTAAAATGGAGCAATATGATCTTCTCGGGCTAAAAAATTAAGCAGTTTCTCGTCTTTTTCATCAAATGCCTCTTTTCTTTTACCATAACTTACTCTAGCACAGTTAGCCGCCATTAAATCATTTCCAAAATATTCTAATAATTCTACCATATTAATTTATAATTATTTTTAATTTTATTACTACAAGTCTCAGTTTTTAACCTACTTAAAGATGAACTAGAAATTGGTGTTAATTTTGATAATTTTAATAATGAATCCGCCTCCCACGCTTCTCCAGTAATTAAATTTATTAATTTATGATAAAGTTTATTTACTGCTGGTCTTCCTTTTAATTTTTGAGACATTAAATAAAGTTTTTCATCATTATCTTTATTTTTGCCTGTGTTCCACCTTTCTACAGAATTCATTGCCCTACCTTTTTTAATTCTTTCTTCTTTTGTCAATTTTACTCCAAACATAGGGTTTTTTTCTCCTAGTTTACTATTTCTATAATTTTCTTTGTGCTCTTCTGTTCTTACCTTACCTTTTAAACTAAAAACTCTTTTTTGTACTGACTCTTCTTTTTGTTTAATGCCTATTTTTTTATCAGACATTATTTTTTTATTTTCTTCAGTGTGCTTATAGCCTAGAGGACTTTTAGAATCTTTTGATTGGTTAAACCCATTTAAAAAAGCGTTATAATAATTTATATAAAAGGTTTCTTTTTCTTTTAATTCTTCTATAGAACAAAAAATAATTATAGAATATGTAAATATGGCCTCTCCATTTTCATCTTACACTTTTTGTAAGTGTTTGTTATAATGCCCCTGACGTTTTAGTTGAGCAAAATGATTCATTAATCTTTTTCTTACATTTTTTGAAGATCCAATGTAAAAAAGATCAAATGCTTTTATAAAATATACCCCTGATTTACCCTCTAAATTTTTTTCTATAATCATATTTGTTTTAATAAAAACCGCTGTTTTTCGGGTCTTTTAGACAATTTATTCCTTATACTAATAAATAGTTTAAAGAAAAAAAGATCCAAGCAAGGATACTTCACAATAGAGATTATCCTTTATCTTAATCTATTGTATAGAAGCTTTACTACAGCGGTTTAATGTTTTTAAATTTTTTATTAGCACCCTTTCTACTAGCCAGTTCTTCCATCTAATTAAAGACTGTTCTATTGTTTCTGCACTCTACTTACATTTCTGTATAAGTGTTTGGTAGTAAAGGTAGGGTCTTGCCGAGAAATTATAAAAAGATGCCCGGTTGCTTGATGATTTTAAAGGAATTTCTTCCTACACCCTACTATGGCTAAGTAGTTTCAAGGCTTTCGGTTTTATTAAGCCACTTCAATCTTTTTATAATCAGAATCCTTGCAGTTATCTGCTCATTTTTGTTGTGTAAAACCAGTATATAATATTATAGGATTTAAGTATCTATTACCTTTGACTTGTTTCTAATATTATAACTCGTATCCTTTTCTCAAGAGAACAACAAATTCAGACTTACATCTGACATTCTTATTTATAGTGTAGTCAATGTTTTTACACTTTAAAAAATACTAGGATTACTCCGTTACCTCATCTTTCTCACATTGAACAGAAACACTGATATGTAATGAGTTTGGCTGCCTTTACCCTGACATTTAACATCTGGTTAATTCCAAAATTAGTATTTTTATGTAAACAAAATTTCCCATCTCATTTCGAGTACGTATTTATCATTTACAAAGAGTTTTAATGTTTTCTCTAATTAACTTTATTAATTTATATATCTTTTTTTTTGTTAATTTTTGTAAAAAAGTAGGTTGTTTAATAAGAGGTAAATCTAATAATGTATGAACTGCGTCTATTTTACTTTTTATTTTTATTTTGTCAAAATAATCATAGGAGTTATCAAAGTCGTATAAAAGCTCCCCTAATAGTATTAGTAGAGCTACTTTAGTGCTACTTAACATTTACACCCTTTGTAATACCTTTTCCAATAACTTTTTCTCTTTTTTTGATTAAGAGTTTTTTCTCAATTTCTTCAAATGCTTTTAAACATCTATAATTTTGCTCTACTACAAACGTACTAGGATTTTTGAAGTTTTTAAGGGCTACTTTTTTTTCAAATTGTTTTTTAATATAGTTTAATTGTAGTTCTGTATTAACATATTTACAATTACTAATTACCATATCAACACTTTTAATAAAAGAGTCTTCTTGCTCAACGCTAGAAAAGCCTCTATCAATATAGTTTGCTTTTTGCGCTTTTCTTGCCCAAATTTTTAGCTTTATAATAGCTTTTTTTAAAGGTTTTTTAATTGTTTTTTTCATCTTATAAATTTTATTTAAGGGTGATTAATTCATCCATTACTCTGTGATATAAATTAAGTAATCTATCTTTTAAAATAATGCCAGTACTTTTTTTTGTCATAAATACAAAAATATCGTTTAAAAGTTCTTCTATTTCTTTTTTATTTCTACGGGAACGTTTTTCTAATTGGTAATAAATTTTCCAGTTTTTATTACTTTTAATAGTATAATAAATTATAAGGTTTAAAATTAATGCTGATGCTATACATATTAAGATTGTCTGTGTGCTCATTTATTTAAGTTTTTTTAGGGTTTTCGTATTCCTCTTTTAAGGCAAGATAAGCGGCGTATTTTTTACTCTCTGCAAATTCTTTTCTTTTTTTTTGCTCTTCTTCTTTTATATTTTTTACATCTTCTTCCGTTAAAATACCTAAAAAAACTAAAGTATCATAATTATAACTATTTGGTGTGAGATCTGTTTTGTAATTTTTTATACTTGCGTATTCACTATCTTCCCCTTCACCCTCAATAATACAAAAAGTATTGTCTGTAAAAATTATAAGAAATCCTGAATAATGGTACTTGGTTTTAAGAATTTCTTTGCCTATTAAGTCTTCTGCTTTAATTATTTGTTCCATAATTTGATTTGATTGTTTTGTAAATACTAGAAAAACTATAGGATTAGAACCTATACCTTCATTGACATAAATGCGTGTTCTACGGATGGATAAATTTTTCCGGCTAATAAAATATTAACGGGTGCAAAATTACTTAACCAACTGTACTCTCCTTTAAATTCTTTTATCATAATTTATTTTGATTTAAATGGTTAATAATAAGTTCATGAAAATCTTTTGTAGAAGTTAATGAAGACATCATATGTTGCTTCATTGCTATATTAATACATTTTCTAACTTTCTTGAAATCTTTATCATACTTAATACAGATTGCTTTTTCTTCATGTAATTCTTTTGCATTACATATTTCAGTATAAAAATTATTCATAACACCATTTTATTATTTGTAAATTATTTCGTTAATATCCAAGCCGTTTGCATCGGCATAGGCTTGTTTTAGTTCTTCTAGTGTGGGGGTTGTGGTTGGTAGCTCCTTGTTATGCAATATGCTAAGAAGCGTACCATATTTCAAATTTATACTTAGTTTGAGTTTCTTTAACCTTTACCCAAAACGACTTCCAATGGTTCGCTATTTCAATGTTCACAGCGTGTTTATGGCATTGTAAAGCATATAGTGTATCGGTTAAGTCAAACATATCTTTTTCGTATTCAAACTTGTCTCTACTAATTTGGTATTGCTTTACATACTCAGCAACAACTTTTAATAGAACATTGTAGTCTATCAAACTAAAGTGTTTAATTTCTATTGATTTATTCATATTATTGAAAATTAAAAAAGCACATCGCATAACAGCATATTGCCAAAAGTGGCGATTTAGTGCTGAAATGAACTATTTTGCTTCGATTATACATTTGTTTTAGTTTGAAAGTTTGTACTTCGTATTCGCCACCTTCGGCAATATGCAAACCGAAATTATTCCATATTGTAGTTCCATAACTGTAATTAATCTCTTCTATTGTTTTAGCTCCATTCCAACACAAACCCCTACCATTTGGCTTTCGGATTATCAAGCATAAATGGTTTAAGTGCTTCTAAAATTTGTTCTTTTATCATTTTATTTTTGTTTTAAGTTGAGCGTTTTTGGTTAAGTTGTTAAATGTGGAGCAAGCGACTAGTTATGTACCATTTAATTATAGACACGAAACCAACTGCGTTTTGAATTAGACATAAATCTTTTATTGCACCGACAGCACTCATATTGCCCTACTTCTCTACCATCAACTCTGTCAATGAATTTACATTCTTCAATAGTCCTGATGTGATGAAATAAGCGGCACATAACACCACCTAACCAAAAGCGGTGGCTTCGTGCTTTTTTGATAGTTAATTGCTCATTCATATATTTCTGCTTTTAAGTTACTTTATTCTGTTAATTCACCGCCTTCGGTTAGCTGGAATCCGTTATGTGAGATGCGACTTCGCACCTTGTATAACTTCCGACTTTAGACATGATATCAAAGTTTGTATTTTGACTTTCATTTCTTATTTACAGTTTATTCTTTTTTATAAGTTATTATCTTTGTTTTATAAATTTTTTAGCCTCTTTTTCAAAATTCCAATCATGATTATTTATTAGTTTTTGATCATTTAGGTAAATCTGAAATTCTATTAATATGTCTTCTTTATCAGCATTTTTAACATCGCTTAGTACTATATCTAAAGCCTGTGTCAACTTTTTAGGTTCGTGAATCATATCTT